CTACTCGCCGGCGTCTGTGCCGTGGCCGTTGTCGTGGTAGCCCTTGGGGACACGCTGCCAGTACGGGGACCGCTCGGTGTCGAGTTTGCTCAGGTAGCGGGTGGCGCGTTCGCTGAGCAGGCTCGGGTCGACGGTGTAGGTGATTCCTGCGCAGGTGTCGTCGACGCCGATGAACAGCGGGTTGGGAGGGTTCGGTACGCGTTCCCACTGGACGGGGATGACGGGCCCGAGGGGGGAGCCAGGAGGACGGGGCGCCCAGCGCTGCGCCTGCTGCGTGAGCAGGTCGGAGAGCGGAGCAGGACCGTCCTCGCGGATGTCTGTTTCGTGCAGCCTGAAAACGCAGCCGCTGCCGTCTTCAAGATCGATGATCTCCGGCTCGACGTAGCCGCCTTCGACACGCTCAACGTGCATGACCCACATGCGCATTTCCCCGATCCGAGCAGTGCCCCCCCTCGGTGACGGTCCGTCGATCGAAGCACACTTTTCAGTCACAGTCGACCAGTTGAGGCCGGAAAGCGTCTACGGCTCTTCTGGGGTGTCTGATTCGCCGGGGATTGCCTGGAGTTGCCGCCGCGCCCGGCGCCACTGCTCGTAGCGGCGGTCGATCTCCTCCTCGCTCATGCCCTCCGCGCCCTTGAGGATGACGACGAGCCTGACATCGTCGTCATCGTCCTCGCCGCTGAGGTGCACGACCGCGTGATCCAGGGTGCGGCCCTTACGCAGTTCACGGTCGACGGCGGGCGGAAGGTCGGACTTTGGGTCGGCCGGCTCGGGAACAGGCTGCGTGGCCGGTTCTGGCTCTTGCCCTTGGAGGATCAGTTCAGGCGAGTCCTCCGTCCAGCCGACGAGCCGGGCGTAGGCGCGCATGGTGGGGCTGACCTTGGCAAAGGGCTTGCCGTTGGGTTGGATGCCGCGCTCGATGGCCTGTACGGGGGTGCGGGTCACGGAGAGGCGCTCTGCGACGTCGACCTGCGTGAGGCCGGCTTCTTTGCGCGCAGCGGCGAGGGCGTGCCCGAGCCGCTTCCAATCTCGCTCTGTCTCCATGTCGCCCCATCATGCACCACTCTCATGCAACCACCTAGCCGGGTTCCAGCCTTTTGACCTGCGGCGTAGCACGCAAACAGAGCCTTTGGGTTGCATGGGGCGCACCGTGCTTACCGGTAGGTAAGGGTTGCCCGGCGGATTGTGAGCACTAAATGCGTGCATCAACGTCGCGCAACGCTTGCATAGCGTGCATTGGCGGGCTAGGTTTTGAGGCGTGAGACCGCACCCCAGCGCTATCCGCTTCCGAAGGAGGGCTCTGCATATGGGCCTACGCCAGCTCTCAAAGCTCACCGGCATCGACAGGGGTCATCTCTCCAAGGTCGAGCGCGGCCTCGCCGGGCTGGGAGACGAAAACATCCGGAAGGTAGCGACGGCGCTGGGTGTCACCCCCGACGACATCACCCACGAGGAGACCCCGTGACCGCCCCGCAGGCCACGAAGCCCGCCACCCGCCGCAAGCGCCCCGCCCCGAAGATCCGCGAAGACCTGCCGGCGCCCCAGACCATCGAGGGGCAGCTCTTCCACTACACGCCCTACGAGGCAGAGCGATGGACGCCGTACTCCGGCCGCACCATCGCCGACATGATCGCCCGCCGCGAGATCGAGCACGTCTGCAACGGCCGCGACAACTACCTCACCGGCGCCCAGATCGTCGCCCTCATCGAGAGCCACACGATCAAGCCGTTCGCCAAGCCGGCCCCGACCGCGGCCTGAACGAAAGCGGGGCCGCCCCGGACGCGACCCGAGGACGACCCCAGAGACCCACTGCACCACAAAGGAAAGAAGTGGATCCCTTGAACGACATCATCCCATCGAGCGGGCAGTCCCCGTTCGACGCCGTCCGCGAGTTCGACGCCGAGGGCGAGCACTGGATCGGCCGGCGTCTCATGCCGGTCATGGAGTACTCCCGCTGGGAGGACTTCGCCGTCGTCATCACCAAGGCTCGCGACTCGCTGGAGCTCGTCCAGGGCTACGAGGCGGCCACGCATCACTTCGCCGCTTGCCGAAGTGATGGCGGACGCTGGGGCAACCAGCAGCTCGCCGACTTCCGGCTGACGCGCTTCGGCGCCTACCTGACCGCGATGGCCGGTGACGACACGAAGGAAGCGGTCGCCCGAGCCCGCATCTACTTCGCGGTGAAGACCCGTGAGGCCGAGGCCGGGCCGGCCGTCCGTGAGATGACGAAGCTGGAAGCGCTCCAGGCCGCGATCGAGTCGGAGGAGGCGCGTCTCGCCGCTGAGGCTCGTGTCGCCGAGCTGGAGCCGGCGGCCCGCTCGTGGACGGTCCTCGCTTCTGGTGACGGTGACTACGCCGTTGCGGACGCAGCGAAGATCCTGAGCCGGGACCCGGCGATCAAGCTGGGCCGGAACCGGCTGTTCACGCTCCTCGACGAGTACGGGTGGACGTACCGGCAGCAGGCTGACGGCCGGCCGCGGGTGCGGCAGACGGCGATCGAGCGGCAGTGGCTGTCGGAGATCCCGCAGTCCCACTACCACCCGCGCACGGGCGAGCTGGTGCTGGATGCCCCGCAGATCCGGGTGACGGCGAAGGGCTTGCACGAGCTGCACAAGCGGCTCGGCGGCACGGGCGCGGTTGCGGTGCCGGCTTCAGTCGAGGGCGGTGTCCGGTGAGTGCTTCTCCGATCGAGTTGCCGGGTCGCACGGTCCCGGTGTCGTTGAACCTGGCCCCGTTGCCGGATGCGGTGAAGGTCCCCGAGGTCTCCCAGCAGGTGCGCGACTACATCGACGGTCTGCGCGCCCTGGCGAACTTCCTGGAGTCGGACCCGTCGTTGCGGACGCCGTCTTCTCAGCAGTTGCTGATCCCGCTGATGACGAATGAAGCGGTCGAGGAGTTCGCAGCCGGGCGCGGAGTGTCCGTCGACTACGACGGCGAGGGCAACGCGTCCGTGGATCTGCTGTTCGGGCCGCTGACCTACCACGTGTACGGCTACGTCGACTTCGACGAGCACATGGCCCGGGGTAGGGAGCGTCAGGCGCGGGAGTGGGTGGCGGCGCAGGGGCTGGAGCTCCAGCCTGCTGCGGGCGCGAACGAGGTGGCGTCATGAGCCTCTCCCCGGCCGCTCTGGAAGCCCTGCGTGCCGCACAGTCGGCGTTCTCCACGTCCGATGCGGATGTGTTCGAGGATGCGCTGGCTCGTGGTCTGGAGGCTGCGGACCGTGAGGGGCGGATCGTCGGCGCGTACCAGGCGCAGGAGTTGAAGCGTCTGGTGGCCCAGGTTGCTGAGCTGGAGCGGCAGATCGCGGCGTTGTCGGCGCAGCAGCAGGTGTTGCAGGCGCGGCCGGCGGAGGGGATCACGAGGGTGATCGCTCCGACGCAGGTGCTGTCGTTGGAGGACCCGCATGACGGTCCGCTCGCGCACCAGTACCGCGTCTCCAGGGATCTGCCTGAGACGGGCGGTGGTCGGTGATGTACGCGACCACGTCGCTGTCCGACTGGTTGTCGGGTCTGTCCGCTGGGATGGCTGGGCTGGCGTTGATCTGTCTGGCGCTGTCGTGCGCTGACGCGGATGCCTGCTACTTCAACCCGGTCCGGGCTGTCCGTGACTTCGTTGAGTCGGGCCGTGTCGACCCGCTGTTGGTGGCCGTGGCTTCTGTCCGCTTCGTAGCCCGTGAGTTCGCCCGGGATGCCGCGGCTCTCCTGATCCTCCTCTGCACCTCCCCGAAGGGAGAACTGGCATGACCCCCAACACCTCTCAGATCGGCCAATACCGGGCCGCGCACCGTGTCCGTGAGGGCTGGCAGATCCGGTTCCTCGACAACGAGACGAACGCCGAGTCGTGGGAGACCGTCACCGGCATCCTGCGCGTCTACTCGCCGCTGAACTTCGTCCAGTTCACGTTCGGGGAGGCCGGTAGCCAGTCGGTCGCGCACGACACCGACGTGTTCTGCCGGACTGCCTCCGAGATCGCGAAGGCGGCCAAGTGATGATCCACTCGAACAAGCCGCAGCTCAGCTTTGAGGTCGGCGCCAATCACCTCCACGGTGTCCTCCGCGTAGACCAGATCCGCGCCGACACGTTGGTGCAGCTGGTGCAGCACTGGAACTCCGACCCGAAGTCCCGTGACGAGGTCATCGCCGCGCTCGACGGTCTCGCCGATGTTGTCTCCAGTGTCCGCCGTGAGGGCGAGCTGGATGCCGCGCTGGAGGACGTCGAGGAAGCCGCGGCGATGGAGACCGCGCAGGTCGAGGTCGACCGGTGGGATGTGCACCGGCTGGTCGCGGAGGCGGCGGAGGTGGGCCGGCTGATCTCGCGGGGGCGTGGCGCGGCTGAGATCAGGCATCCGTCGATGCTGCCGACCCGCCGTCACTTCGCCGAGCACCCGCTGCCCAGCCAGCGGTCCGAGGGTGATGCCGCGTGAGCGTCGACCGCATCATCGAACGCCTTCAGGCCGCATGGCAGGAGCCCGGTGCCGGGCGCCGACGCTTCGGCAGCAATGCCATCCCATTCCGGTCCATCGCGAACAGTGAGCAGGACCAATCCACCCCGGACGGCGTTAGCAACCCGTACTGGGAGGCCGTGCGCTGGATGCCCGCCGAACCGTACTGGCACGACGGCAGCCGCCTGGAGCCCACCTTCGCGTCGAGCGCCTTCGCCAAGACCACAGTCCTCGAACTCGACGCGGTCGGCGCGAGCCGACACCACCTGACATCCACCTTCGCGTGGTCGATCGTCAGCCCTGGCGACGTCACGTGGATGGTCGGCCAACTGGACGGCCGCGCCGTGGTCGAGGTCGGTGCGGGTTCGGGCTACTGGGCTTGGCAGTTGGAGCAGGCCGGGGTGGATGTCGCCGCCTACGACCCGAATCCGGCGGCCGAGGACAACCCGTACTGCAAGGCAGGCCCGTACACGACCGTCCTGCTGGACGACGCCAGCGCGGTGAAGCACCACCAGGACCGTGCCCTGCTGATGGTGTGGCCGCCGTATGGCGGGGAGCACGCCCGGCATGCCCTGTCCGTGTACGAGGGCGATCTGCTCCTGTACGCGGGCGAGTCCTGGGGTGGTTGCACGGCGGACGACGGCTTCTACGAGCTGTTGGACGCCGAGTGGGATGAGGTGTCGGTCGCGCCCCAGCACGTCACGTGGTGGGGGATCCACTGCCAGCTCGCCGCGTACACGCGGAAGAGCGGGGGCGCGTCGTGAGCGCCCGCGATCAGGTGTTCTTCGAGTACGCGCCGTCCGTGGATTTCCCGGAGCGCCGGGCGCGGTTCGCGCGGCAGCTCGACCAGATCGTCACCGAAGCCCGCACCGCTATCCGGGGGGAGCACCCGGCGGACTTCTTCCAGCCCGGCCGCACCTACAGCATCCGCATCCACGACGTCACCGCCGAGTTCCGCGTCGAACACATCGCCACCCACCCCGACGGCCACCCCGTCGCGTTCGGCTGGTACCGGCGCGAACCCCGCACCTCATGGCACCCCTACACCAGCAGCGACTTCCTCGCAGGCTGGACCGACAGCGGGGAGGCCTCCCGTGGCTGACCTGATGCGTCTCCTGACCGACGCCGCCAACCAGACGCAGATGCCCCTCGGCCACCAGCGGGCCGCGGTCCTCGCCCACCAGATCCACCGCAACCTCACCCGCGAAGCCCACGCGAACGCCGACTACTTCGGGATGAACCCGCGGCTCGCCGAAACCCTTCACGCGCTTGCCGCTGGGGAGAACGCGCCGGAGACCGCGGCCCGGCTCGGGGTGAGCGTGGAGACGGTACGTACCCGCCGGAAGGACCTGTACCGCCGGTTGGGTGCGGCGACGGGCGCGCAGGCGGTGGCGATCGGCTGCCGTATGGGCCTGGTCCCGCAGCTTGAGGTGCTGCCCGCCCAGGGCATGCCAGCGGGCGGTGGCCAGCGGTGAGCATCCTCCACACGGTCTGTCTGGCCGTGCACTGGCTGGCGTACAGCGTCCTCGCGATGGCCGTCGAACTCGCCGCGGAGGTTGCTCTCGACCCGCATCTGGCGTTCCTCGGCGCGCTGGGTGCCGCGGTCGTCCTCCTCGCCGGCACCACCTACCAACCCACATTCAACTCCAGCAAGACCACGGGGGAACCCTCATGAGCACCGACATCGTTCAGGCCGGCGGATCGCTGGCCATCCGCCCCGACCAAACCAACTGGACTCCCGATCAGGCGGCCGTCCTCCAGCAATCCGGCATCGACAACCAGGTGGCCCCCGCGGAGCTCTCCGCGTTCCTCCACCTGTGCCAGCGCACCCGCCTCGACCCGTTCTCCCGGCAGATCTACCTCATCGGCCGCTGGGACAACCGGCAGCAGCGCAAGGTGTACACCCCGCAGACCAGCATCGACGGATACCGAGTCATCGCAGGCCGCGTCATCGCCGAGTCGGGTGGAGACCTCGGCTACGAGGACACCCAGTGGTGCGACAAGGACGGCAACTGGCGTGACGTGTGGCTGCTCGACACGCCGCCGGCCGCAGCGAAGGTCACCGTGCTCCGGAATGGGCAACGGTTCCCGGCCGTCGCGCTGTACCGCGAGTACGTGCAGACCGGCAAGGAGAACAAGCCGATCGGCCTGTGGGGGAAGATGCCCGCCGGTCAGCTCGCGAAGTGCGCTGAGGCGCTCGCGCTGCGGAAGGCATTCCCGCACGACCTGGCCGGGGTGTACACGGCCGAGGAGATGGCCCAGGCCGACAACCCGTCGCCCGAGGAACGGCACCTCCGCAGCGTCCAGCGCGGCGAGAGCGACCCGTGGGCCACCGCCGGCCCCGCCCCGCAGACGGCAGCTCAGGGTCGCGACTACCTGCACGAGGCCCGAGAGGCCGCTGACGCTGACGCGGTACGGGTGATCTACCGCGAGGCCGCGCAGGACGGCGCCGTGAAGGAGTACTTGGCGCAGATCGCCGCGGTCGGCAAGGAGAAGGCCGCTGCCGAGCAGCAGCCTGCCGACAACGGCGTGCCCGACGCCGTGATCGTCGCCGAGGGCGAGACCGAAGCCGACATCGCCGAACGCGAACTCCGCGCCGCCGCCGCAGCCGCCGGACTCACCGAGCTCGACGCCGAGTTCGAGCGCAGCTACGGACTCCCGATCGCCCAGGCCGGCGTGCAGCAGCTGCGCCAGATGACGGCCATCCTCACCGGCTCCGCCGCCTGACCCACCACCAGCACGGGGCCGCCCTGCCCGTCGACAGCAGGCAGGTCGGCCCCGCACCAAGGAGTAGCACATGAATCTGAAGGAAGCCGCGATGCGCGAGGCCGCGCTGAAGACGCTCCTCGACACCGTCAAGGACGCCTACGACGCCGCCCGCAAGGACACCCGCACCGCGCTCGAAGCGTCCGCGGAGGAGTCCGGTACCCGCAACGCCGCGGTGGCCCTGCCCGACGGCCCGGACATCGCCACCGTCAGCCTGTCGAGCGGCGAGGCCGCCGCGAAGGTCATCGACGAGGAGGCGTTCACCGCCTGGGTGATCGCCAACTACGACACCGAGGTAGAGCGCCGGTTCGTCACCGAGGTCCGGGCGGCGTTCCGCGACAAGGTCCTCGGCGCGCTCACCGCGGCCGGCGGCATCGAGTGGGCTGACCCGGAGTCGGGTGTGATCCACGAGGTGCCGGGCGTCGCGATCGCCCCGGCCCGCGCGCGCACCCACAACCTGCGGTTCAAGAAGGACGGCCGCGACAAGGTCATGCAGGCCTGGCGCGAGGGCCGGCTCGCCGCCGTCGCCCTGCCCGAGCTCACCGCCGGCGGTGCCGAATGAAGTGGCACTTCGGCCCTCTGATGGGCGTGGACTTCGAGACGACCGGCATCAACCCGCAGACCGACCGCATCGTCACCGGCGCCGTGGTCTACAGCGGCGAGCAGCGACGCGACATCCGTATCACCAACTGGGTGTCCGACGCCGGAGGCGCAGAGGTCCCGGAGGGCGCCGCGCGTATCCACGGCTACACCACAGCCCGGATCCGCGAGGAAGGGCGTCCCGCCGCTGAGGTCGTCGAGGAGATCGTGACCGCGCTCAGTGAAGCGGTCGGCGCGGGCGTCCCGCTCGTCGCGATGAACGCCAACTTCGACCTGACCATGCTGGAACGGGAAGCCGAACGGCACGGCGTCCGGCCGCTGTTCGTCCGTTCGTCGCCGCAGGTCATCGATCCTCGCGTGATCGATAAGGCTGTCGACCGGTACCGGCCCGGTAGGCGGACGCTGACGGATCTGTGCCGCTACTACGGGGTGGGTCTGGACGACGCGCACACCGCGGACGCTGACGCCCTGGCGGCGTGCATGGTCACGCGACGGCTCGGCAGCCAGTTCCCCGAGGTCGGCGACCTCTCCGTGGCTGAGCTCCACCAGCACCAGATCGAGTGGGCGCGCCAGCAGGCTGAGGGGCTGGCGGACTACTTCCGGCGCACGCCCGGTAAGGAGCACCAGGCGGACGGCGTGCGCACCGAGTGGCCGCTGTTCCCCGCGCCCCGTGACGGGGGTGAGTCGTGATGCCGGTCTCCCGCCGAAAGTATGACGACCTCCTGGTCCGCTACCAGAACCTCGCCGACAACCACGAGCAACTGAAGGTGGAACTCAAGTCCTCGCGTGGCGCCACGCTGCGCCTCGCCGGCCAGTACACGCACCTGCTGGAGACCGGGCAGCCGATGCCGATGTTCTCCCGGCCGAGCGCGGTACAGCAGCGGATCGCCGGACTGGAGCGGCGCCTCGGTATCGCGCGGAAGGCAGCAGCCCGTGTCCTCGCCGCCTACCGGGCGGAGAAGGCGCGCGCCGACCGGTTGCAGCAGCAGATGGACGTCTTCCTCGGCCTCGATCACCCAGCGGTCGTCGCGGGCGAGGAGTGGCAGGAGCGTCGTGAGCAGAAGATGAGGTTGGACAAGTGACCCACCACATCCACGCGATCGGCGCCGTAGTCACCGGGGTTCTGGTCTCCGGTACCGCCCTCGTCCGCTGGGCTGTCAAGCCGCCGGTCGATGGCCAGCAGCGAGTGTCGGCGGTCCTCACCGACGAGTCACTCGCCGACCAGTTGCTCGGCCCGTGGCCGGAGCGCCCCCACGGTGCTGTCGCGGCGACCGCGTGGCGGCAGTGCCGGACCTGTGGGCACATGTCGGCGGGCGTCGTCCACACGGATGGCACGTGGACGTGCGGCGAGTACGGCAACCACGCGGGGGTGGCGTGATGGCCGCCGTCACTCCCGCCGACTGGCTCGCCGCCCTCGGTCTCATCGCCTCCGTGCCAGCCGCCGTCGCCCTGGTCGCTGTCCTGCCCGGGACCGCATTCATCACCGCCGTCGTCCGCCGCCTGCGCGACGAGGAGGACCCGTCGTGAACACCGCCGCCATCATCGGCGTCGTCTGGGCGGGGTGCGTGGCGGTCCTCGGCTTCCTGATCTGGCGCACCCCCAAGATCAGCGAAGACCAGCGGGCCACCGGCGCGGCCGCCCGCGTGGGCCTGCCGCCGGCCGCCGTGGACTGCAAGCCCGGCACCGACACCGCCGCCCTCGACTGGCTGAAGGCCACCTACGCCATGCCCGAGTTCGACGCCGCCGCCGGCCGCCTCCAAGCCGCCATCGACGACCAGCAGGAAGGAGACCAGCCGTGACCACGGCCACCTCCGACCACGGGCACCCCAACACGTACAAGCGGGGCTGCCGCTGCAACGCCTGCCGTAAGGCGAACACCGACTACCAGCGAACCGCGAACGCCCGCCGCCGCGCCAACCCGGCACTCGCCGACACCGCCGGCCACGGCCGCGCCTCCACCTACATCAACTACGGCTGCCGATGCGCACTGTGCCGTGAGGCAAACCGCCAGCGCAGGCGGGCATGGCTGGACGCCAGGAAGGAGCGAACCGCATGACCACCGCCGCCAAGGCCGCCGAAGACTTCGAGCACGGAGACCACCGCCGCTACCGCCGCGGCTGCCGCTGCACGAAGTGCAAGGCCGGAGCAAACCGCCGCAACATCAAGAACCGCTACCTGCGGCAAACCGGCCGCGCCACCCTACGCCCAACCGACCGGGCCGCCGACCACCTCCTGCTCCTGCGCGCAGCCGGACTCAACGACAAGGAGATCCAGAAGCGCACCAGGAGCTGCCCAGACGTCATGTACCGCATCCTGCGGCGCGAAGGCGTCATCCACGCCCACACCGAAACCCGCATCCTCAGTGTCCCTGTACCCGCCCCGTCCGGCACCTCAAGCAACCGGGCCTACATCCCCGGCCACGGCACCGTCCGCCGGCTTCGCGCCCTCGTCGCCGCGGGCTGGTACCAGGCCGAACTCGCCCGACGCCTCGGCAAGCAGAAGGAAAACCTCAAGCAGATCATCGACCGCGGCGAGACCGGCCAGGTCGCCCAGTACGTCGCAGACGAAGTCCGCGCCCTGTACACCGAGTTGAGCGCCCAGAAGCCGGAAGCCCACGGCGTCGCCCGTATCTACGCCGAACGTGCCCGGAAGATGGCGGTCACCCGCGGCTGGGCACCCCCGGAGTACTGGGATGACGACGACCTCGACAACCCCGACTTCGTCCCGGCAACGGACGACGGACGCCTCAGCCAGAAGCAACTGGGCTCCCTGCGCCGCGCCGAGATCGAGCACCTCGTCTCCTTCAACCTCTCCCACGCCGATATCGCCGCACGCCTCGGCATGAACGAGGGCTACGTCCGCGACATCGCCCGCGAGATCACCACCGGTATCCGCCGCGACCGCAAGCAGGTGGCGGCATGACGCATCACACCGGTTCCACCCCCGAGACCGAGCGTGCCGTCGACTGGCGGGATGCCGCCGCCTGCCGGGACCAGGACCCCGAGCTGTTCTTCCCGAACGGCACCACTGGCCCGTGGGCGCTGGCCATCGAGGAGGCCAAGGCGGTGTGCCGCGGCTGCCCGGTCATGCAGACCTGCGGGCAGTGGGCCCTTGAAAACAAGATCGCGTTCGGGATCTTCGGTGGCCTCGACGAACGCCAGCGCGCCTCCTACTGGCGCCGACGCGGATTCCGGATCAAGTACACGGACCCCGACCGTGACCCCGAGCCGGCCTCCGAGGCGACGTCATGACCGGCCGGCCCCGCGCCCGCTATCTGAAGGGCGCCGCCCGCCAGGAGACCGCCGACCAGCTCCGCGGCCTGTACGAGGCAGGAGCAACCATCCGCGAACTCGCCGCCGTCACCGGCCGCTCGTATGGCGGCGTCCTCAACCTCCTCCGCCACGCCGGCTGCGAGATGCGGCCGTGGGGCTTCCAGCCGAAAGACGGAGACGACCAGTGAACGACCGACCACGAACCCTCTGGGCGCACATCGATCTCAGCAAACCCCTACGCGGTCAACGCCGCCGCCGGTTGAGCCCGCAGCAGATCGAAGCCATCCGAGACGCACTCACCGACGGCTCCAGCCCGCAGGAACTCGCCCTCACCTACGGCGTGACCGCGGCAACCATCCGCCGCTACCAGCCCTAACCCAGCAGCCCCGGCCCGTTCGAGGCAGGCCGGGGCGCCCACCACCCTCAACAGGAGACATCGTGAGCCTCTTCCGCAAGACCACCACCGCACCCGCCCCGGCGCCCCTCGCCGCTGCGCCGGCCACCGCTCCCGGCATCAGCCTCACCAAGGGCGCCACCGCCGGCATCAGCCTCAGCAAGACCGACCCGACCGTGCAGATCACCGCCCACCTCGACTGGGACGGCGGCAGCGCCAGCCGACGGGCCCGCGGCGCCGACCTCGAGCTGTACGTCCTCTACGTCCCCGCCGCCGACGTCAACACCGGCCGAAACACGGTCGGGAACGCCGTCTACTACCGCAACCTCGGCCACCTCGACCGCGCCCCCTACATCCAGCACCACGGCGACAGCCTCACCCCCGGCCGCGAAACCGCCACCATCAGCCGCCCCGACCAGCAGGGCTACGCCCTCATCTGCGCCTACTCCGCCGTCGGCAACGGCGTCGGCAGCTTCAAGTCCTACGGCGCGAAGGCCATCGTCACCGACGGCCGCGGCCAGACCATCACCGTCCCCCTCTACGACAACAACCGGCACGCCTACTGGGTGGCCATCGCACTCGTCGACTTCACCGGCGACGGAGCCCGCATCACCCAGATCGAGAAGTACTCGCGGGCCGGATCCGAGAACCGGCCGGTCCTGCACGCGGACGGCAGCGTCGTCATGGACGCCGGGCCCGTCGAGTTCAAGTAGCCGCCCCTGCCGGCCGCGCGCCCTCCCCACCCGCGCGGCCACCCGGGGGCGTCCCGACTTCCCCGCCGCTCACGGGGCGCCCCCACCTCGACGACCAGCACAACCACACCAGCCTCAGGAGCACACGATGACCAGCCCCCGCAAGCACCTCGCCCGCCGCTGGTACGGGCCCACCGGCCTCACCCTCGCCTGCACTTGCGGCAACTACCAGACGCCGCCCGGGACCGTCCGCGAGCAGGAAGACGCCCACCGAGCCCACCGGCAGGCGATGGGCGAGACCGTCAAACCCCGCCAGCCGACCCGCCTCGAACGCGCCGAGACCGCAGTCGCAGCCGTGCGCGCCGTCCTCGACGAGTACGAGGGCACCGACTGGTCGCACACGATCCCCGCCACTCGCATCCGCGAAGCCATCGACGGCCAGACCGAGGAGACCGCGTCATGAGCAACATCCAGCCCGTCTTCGACCACGGCCACACCGAAGCCTCCGCTCCCGCCGTATCCCGCCGGATCGTCGACGACTACGAGGCATGGCTCGACGAGGTCACCCCGTACTACGTGGCCGCCGCCGACACCGGTCAGCCGTTCACGATCGACGAAATCTCCAGTCGTCACCAGCTGCCCGACCCGCCCCGACCGCAAAGCCAATGGGGCAGCCTCCCGGCCCGCCTCCAGGACGCCGGGATCATCCGCCACCACGGCTACGGATCCTCCGCGCGCTGCCGCCGAAGCCTCGTCTACGTGTGGATCGGCGTCCCCGCCCCCCTCCGCGAAGCCGTCGCCCGCCGCCGGCGCGAAGAACGCCAAGCCCGACGCGAAGCACGCGCCGCCGAACGCCGAGCCGCGTAGCCGCACACGACTGCGGCCCCGCACACGGCGAGGCCACGGAGAGGAGAGGAGGGGGCGGTGTCAGAACAGGGACTCTTGGGCGCGTTGGCCCTCGACCTCGCGAACGAGCCGGCGGACGTGCTCGCGCGTGTACCCAGTCAGCTCGACCACCTCGCCTTGCCGCATCCCCTCCCGTATGGCGTCGGCCATGGCAACGGCCAGCGCAGCGCGAGCGTCGTCGGCGCGCTTCTCGGCGGCGTTCTTGGCGCGTACTGCCTTCCGCAGTACAGCGACCGTCTCCTCGGTGGCGGGCATGTCGACATGTTCGCACATCCAGGTGGCCACACGGTAGCCCGGTCTCACTCGGCGATTTCGATACTCGCATGTGGCCACATCAATGTGGCATCATGGGTGTGCGCGAGAGATCCATAACGGGCGCAGCTCAACCGTGTCCTGACCAGCGCAAACCTTGAGAGCGAGTCCGAATGCCGAGCCGGTTCGAGTACGAACGAGCAGTCCGCAGCAGCGACCTTCCGTCGCTCTCGCGACTACTCGCCCTCACGCTCGCCACCTGGGCGGACGTGCGCACCGGCCGTATCCCGCCACGCCTCACCCCCTCCCTTACGACCCTGGAAGGAGCCACCGGCATGGCGCGCGCGTCTGTACGCAACCACCTGAACAAGCTGGAGGCCGAAGGATGGGTCGTCCGGGAGCGTCCGCCAGTTGCTGCCGCCCGAGCGGAGAAAGCCCGGACGCATTACAAGATCCGCATCCCCAAGGGCGTCGCCGTGCCCGAGTCGGACGGCGAAGAGCTAGGGCAGGAGGTAGCCGAAGCTAGGGCAGGAGATGCCCTAGCCCAACCCCCTGTAGGGCAAGAGGTGCCCCAACCTAGGGCAGGAGATGCCCTAGAGCTAGGGCAGGAGATGCCCCTGGCTAGGGCAGGAGATGCCCTCAAGAGTTCCTACGGTCCAGAGAAGTCCATTGAGGACCAACTACATCGCCCCGCCGCCGCACCTGTCGCAGCAGACACAGATGCACTCCGCATCACCAAGCCACTCATCGACGAGATGACCCGACGCGGCATGCGCGTCAGCTGGCAGATGCAGGCAGGCGAATGGAAAGAACTCGCAGACCTAGTCCTCACCCGCAGCGTGCCCGTCCTCGTCGACCACGCCGAACGCGTCTGGCAGTCGGTGAAGACCGCGCCCTACAGCGCCCGCTACTTCCTCCCCGGCTGGAGCGGTCTCCCCGAGACCCCCGCCGGCGCCGCTCCCCAACTCCGTGCCGTCTCCGGCGGCTATCAGCCGTACCGCAACCCCACCGACCAGTCCGCCTACGACGAGGACTTCTGACCCATGCAGCCCATCCCGCCGCTCGACCCAGAGCAGTACCAGCTCACCGAACTGCTCGCCGCCCGCGGCATCACCCTGGACTGGCTCAACGATGAGCAAGGCGGCCCGTACAGCGCTCCCAACATCGCCCGCTGGTCCATCACCGAAGCCTCAAAGATCATCCCGTTTCACTACGCAACAGCCATCGCCACCCGCCCCGAAGTCCTGAACTGGGTAGCCGACCTCAAAGCCGACGCGCTCGAAAGGCAGACCCGCCGCGGCAGCACCGTCGCCACCGCCAACCGCGGCAAGTCCCTCCTCCTGGTCGGCCCGACCGGTACCGGAAAGACCCACGAGGCGTATGCCGCAGTCAGGGAACTCGCCATCACCGGCGTCTCCGCCCGCTGGATCACCACCACCGCCAGCGACATGTACGCCGCACTCCGCCCCCGCCACGGCATCGACTCCGAAACCGAGTTCCGCCGCTACCGCGACGCCCCCGTCCTTCTCGTCGACGACCTGGGCGCCAGCAAGGTCACCGAGTTCACCGAAGAGGTCAACTTCCGGCTGATCAACTACCGGTACGAACGGCACCTGCCCACCCTGTTCACCTCGAACGCCGTACCGAAGGAACTCACCGAACGGCTCGGCGAACGCGTTACCTCCCGGCTCGGCCAGATGTGCCAGCGCATCACCATTGGGGGCGCGGACCGCCGCCGCGGGAGCGCCGCGTGAACTACGACGACCCCGAGGCCCGCGAACCCGCCAGCTTCGAGCGGCCCGTGCCGTGCGACATCGCAGCCGAACAGTCCGTACTCGGCGCCATGCTGCTGTCGACCGACGTCATCAACACAATGATCGCCGCCCTCACGCCGGCCGCCTTCTACCGGCCCTCCCACGCCGTCATCTTCAACGCGATCTGCGCCCTCTACGGCCGCAGCACCAACCCCAAGATCGACCCGATCACCGTGGGCGACGAACTCGCCAGCACCGGCGACCTCGCCAAGATCGGCGGCTCCACCTATCTCCACCAGCTCGTCCAAGCCGTACCCACCGTCGCCCACGCCGACCACCACGCGGAGATCGTCCGGAAGAAGGCCGCGCTCCGGACCGTCATCGAAGCCTCAACCCGTGCCAGCGCCCGCGCCTACGCCGAGCAAGACGACGCCGACACCATCCTCGACGACGCCATGGCCGAGCTCCAACGTGCCGTAAGCGGCACCGGGCAGGCCGACGCCAAGCTCGCCGTCAGCGACCGCTGGGCCGGATTCCTCGACGAACTTGAGGCAGGCCGAGACCCGCGAGCCCTCGACACCCCATGGCGGGACCTCAACGACGTCATCGAACTTAAGCCCGGTCAGCTGATCACGGTCGGCGCGGCCACCGGCGGCGGCAAGTCCCTGTTCGGCATGAACCTCGCCTCCCACGTCGCCTTCAAGCGGAAGCGGCCCGCCCTGGTCGCCTCCATGGAAATGGGCGGCTCCGAACTCATGGCCCGCCTGGTCGCCGCTGAAGCCGGCGTCGACCTCGACCGGCTCGTCCGGCGCAAGCTCAACGACCACGACTGGGCCAATGTCATCAAGGTCAACGAGCAGATGGGGAGCGCCGAGAACTTCATCCTCGATGACTCCTCGAACCTCACCCTTTCGAAGATCCGCGCCCGGCTCCGATGGATGGCCGTCCAAGGCCACCCGGCGGCGATCGTCGTGGCCGACTACCTCCAGCTCATGAGCCCCGAGGACGGCGGCGGCAAGAACCGGACGCAGGAAGTCGCCGACATCAGCCGCGGCCTCAAGGTCATGGCGATGGAGTTCGAGATCCCCATCGTCGCGCTCGCCCAGTTCAACCGCGGCGCCGTCGGCCGGCAGCCGCTGGTCACCGACTTCAAAGACTCCTCGTCGATCGAGCAGGACTCCAACGTGATCCTGCTCCTCCATCGGCCGCTCGCCGAGGACGGCACCGACACCGGGCCGCGGGCCGGCGAGATCGACGTGATCGTCGCCAAGAACCGCAACGGCGCCAACGGCCGCATCGTCCCGCTGATCTTCCAGGGCCACTACGCCCGCCTCGCCAACTATCACCACGGCTAGCCGAAAGGAACCCCAATGATCACGTGGCCCGAACTTGTCGCCGCTGAGCCGCGGCTAGTCGAACTCGAAGAAGCCGTCCGCGCCGAAGCGGCCAAGGCCGAAGCCGACCCGATGTGGTCGTTCTCGATCTACTGGTCCCGCACCCTGCGCCCCGCCATCAAGCCCCTCGTCGGCTGGGACCGCGACACCGGCGCCCACCCGCGGCTCGAATCCGAAGAAGCCTGGCACGCCGCCATCAGCTACCTCATCGGACTCCTGCCGGCCGGTGAAGGGCTGTGGGCGTCGTGAATGAACTCACCGTCGAGGACATCGCCGAACTCCGGAAAGACCCGGCCAGCTTCCGCGACTACCTCCGACACATCACCGGCCGCGCCGTCGAACCCGAGACCCCGAAGCCCGCCCTCACCGCGGTCCCGGCCCCCGCCTACCGGATCACGCACACCGGCGGCTGGCCCCTCGGCACCGCCGCCACCGGCCCGACCCCGCCACCCGACCAGTGCACCTGCGCCCGATGCGGCAGCAACCCCGCCAGCCGCACGACGCACCGACCCCAGGAAGGAACTGCCGCATGACCCGCCGCCGCATGCCCACCGTTCGCGTCCTCCACCGCGCCACCGGCTGGATGGCGCCCGACCACAGCGACTTCGCCGACTGCACCACCAACTTCCACCGCGCCCAGGACGGCCGGCCGCCGTGCACGGACACCGCCGTGTGGAAGGTCGTCGAGGACTACGGCATGCACCTGACCATCGGCTTCTACTGCGACACCGACCTCCCGGCCAAATACCGGCCCCCCGCCTGATTCCGCCGCCCTGCACCGACAACCAGCACAAGGAGACCAGACGTGACCGCCTACCGCGCCCTCACCATCCGGCAACCCTGGGCCGGAGCCATCGCCCACGGCGACAAGACCACCGAGAACCGCACCTGGGCCCTCCCCGACAAGCACCACGGCGCCCGCATCCTCATCCACGCCGCAGCAACCCCCGACAGCAACGCCCAGAACCTGGCCGCCGAGTTCGACGACTGGCAGCTCACCCCGAGCGCCATCGTCGCCGTCGCCACGATCACCGGCTGCCACTGGTCCGACGACGGCACCTGCTGCGGACCCTGGGGCTTCGAGCGCACCTACCACTGGACGCTCACCGACGTCATCGCCCTGCCCGAACCCGTCCCCACGAAGGGACGCCTCGGGATCTGGACCCCGGACGCCGACCTCGTGGCCGCAGTCGACGCCCAAGTCGCTGCCGCCTGACGCCCCGCCCACATGGGCCGCCGCCAACTGTTTGACCTCAAACAGTGCACCGTTTGACCCCAAACGCTACCGATGGAAGGACGCCACCAGATGACCAGCGAACGTACCGAAGCCACGGAAGGGGCCTGTGGGGCGACGGGAGAGGTCCGACCCTCCGGGACTGCCCGCGACGCCTCCCAGGCCGTTACACGCGAACTGAGCGGCCCGCACGGGGCATCCGAGGCGGACGCGAACCCCGCACCCCGCCCCTGGACGGACATCGCACCTGCCGACGCGACCGACATCGACCTCACCGAACGACTCGACATCACCGCCCCGCTCAACGAGAACGGCGAGCGCTGCCCGTGGCCGTGGGAGCCGCAGCAGCTCGTCGGCGCCCCGCTCGGCCAATACCGCTGCCCGTACTGCATGGCCATGGTCATGGCCGGGCTGCCGCACCTGGACTACTCGCCCGAGGAGCGCGTCCTCACCGCCGCGAACTTCGACGAGATCGCCGACTGGGTCGGCGGCGGCCCCTCGGTCAGCGATCACCGGGTGCTGGTCTTCGGCGGCACGGACGACCTCGGCCACGTGCACATCGGCGACACGATCCGCCGCGACGGCTACGGCGAGTTCACGATCATCACGGCCGACGAGGTGACCGCGTGAACGCCGCCGACCTGCTGCCCCCGCCGTCCCCCGCGCTCCGCGTCCACCAGGCCGCCGCCCGCCTCCGTACCGCAGCCGGCCGGGCGCGCGCCGAGATGGCCCGCAACACGTACTGGGACAACGGCTGGGCGGCAGGCATCACCGACGCGCTCGGCGGTGCGGGCGGAGACCTCGCCGCCCTGTTCACACCCGACCTGGCCACCGGGTTCGCGGACTGGCTGGACGAAGTCGCCTCCGCCAACGCCCGGCACGGTGTTCCGCTTCCGTCGCTCGCCCTGACCATTGCCCGCAACCTCACCCCGACCAGCGAAGGAGCACCGGCATGACCGAGCCCACCCCGCAGCGCATTCAGCGACGCCGCACCAAGGGCTGGCGCCTGGAAGACCACAGCACCAGCGAGTTCGGCGCCCGCTACGTCGGCCGCGGCACGCGCTGGGGCAACCCGTGGGCCGTCACCTACGACCGCACCCGAGGGTGGCGCGTCCATCCCGCCGACGAGGTGTCGCCCCTGTCGCCCAACATCGTCGGCTGGTGGGAGTCCCGCCACCGCGCCCACGAGGTGGCCGTCGAGAAGTTCCGGGAGTGGGCCAAGTCGAACGTCGGCTACGTGCCCCGAGCGCGTGGGGAACTGGCGGGCCGGGACCTCGTGTGCTGGTGCCCGGAGTCGCTGTCGTGTCACGCCGATGTGCTGCTGGAACTGGCGAACTCGGAGACGTCGCGGTGACCCGCAGTCTCGCCCCGAAGCGGTCCCGGCCGGCGTCCCGCAAGTACCTGACGGTCGAGTTCGAGCGGATCATCGCCGCCTGCTACCCGGGCCAAGTCCTGGCCGCGGTCATCGAGCGGGCGTTGCGGCAGATGGCGGTGAAGGACGGGCTGCTCACGCCGAAGGCCGGCAAGCCGCGACGGGCCGCCGATGGGTGAGCCGTTCCTGTGCCTCGGCGGCTGCGGCCGGCGCCTGACCGCCCCGGAGTCGCGCGCGATCGGCTACGGGCCGACGTGCAGGGAACGCCACGGCATCCGAACCGCTCCCGGCCCGCGGATTCCGGCACCCGCCCACCACGACCACATCCCCGGCCAGGAAGCCATCCCACTCGTGAACCACCAGCCCACCCTCTGGAGCCTTTGATGACCAACGACCCGCAGGCCGTCCTTCCCGAAGCCTTGATCCGCTACCTCGCCGACCGCGACGCCCAGCGCACCCGAGACGTGGAGACGACCCTCACCGCCATGACCGAACGGGAACGCCGCCTCGTTCGCGAAGCCGCCGTCATGGGCTATGTCCGGGGCCGCATGCACCCGGCCGAAGCCGATCACCCGAAGGACAGCGCCGTCCTGCACGAGGTGATCGCCGCATGCCTGGCCACCTCGGACCTGTACCCGGTCATCAGCGGCATCCGCCCCTGTCGCGAGTGCTCGCACCCTGAGTTCAACCACCGCGACTCCGACGACCCGGACGTACCCGGTGCCTGCCTCCAGTGCGAGACCGACTGGGCGCGCCACGACTACCGGATGACGCCGGATGGGGAGCGCTCGTGACCACCGCGGAGTTGTTCGTCGACGCCGTCGACACCGTTCTGACGCTGGCCCGTTGGGCGGTCGGCTGGGTGATCTTCCTGGCCACGGTCGGGTCGATCCTCACCGTCGCCGCGATCGCATGCGGGGTGTGGGGCGCGGGAACCGCGAGAAGCCGCCTGCGTGGCCGCGTGGCGGCCGAACAGCCCGTCCCGGTCCCCGAGTCGCCCCGACGGCGTCCCGCGCCCCACTGGGCCCGCACACAACCCCTCGAAGACGGCTACGACGAAGCCGCCTAACCACCAGAGGAACCCCATGCTCGACACCCCGATACCCAAGGACCTCTGCCCCATCCACCGTGAGCACGCAGTCCATTGGCGCAACAACGACTACAGCCCGTGGAACCCGTCGGAGTGGCCAGGTGGCGCTCACATCATGGACAGCCGCACCAGCCATGAGGAGCGGGCCCGGGACTGGGACCGGAAGAACCAGGAAGCGATGGACCAGGTCGCGGCGATCTGCCGATCTGGGCGATCCCCCCAATGCAACTGGCCCGCCACGACAGCCGCATGACCACCAACGCCACGGCCGGCGCTGCACCAATCAGCGCCGGCCGGGCACCCCGAAACCTAGCCCCTGGAGTGATCCGTGAACCACACCGACCCGACCGAGACCGCTGAGCAGCGGGCCGACGTGACGGGAGACCTCGTCCCGCGTGCAGGCCGCCCCATCGACATGGAGCACGACGAGCTGATGGCGCGCGCCGCAGCGGAGCATGAATCCCGTACCGCCGCGGAGAAGGCGCGGAAGGACGCCGACCGGGCTGCCGTCCTGCTGTGGGCCGCCGACCGGATCGACGCCACACGCGAGCCCTTCCCGATCGCCGTTCAGAACGGGATCTCGTGGGCCACGGCCGAGCTGCGTCGGTTGGCGGCTGAGGCGCAGCAGACCCAGACCGAGACGCCGAGCATCCAGCTCGCCCGCCGTTCCATGGACGCCCTCGCGCGCAAGGTGACCGGCGAGCCGGACTCCTACGAGGCGACGACCGGGCATCTGGCCACCTGCCTCACCGTCGCCGGCGGCGAAGCCGACCCAGACTGCGGATGTGCCAGGGCGGCCGACTGCCTGTTCTGCCAGCCCGACACCCCCACCAACCGCGTCACCGCACGCACCCCGATCTGCTACAGCCGCCTCGACAACTACCCCGCCGCCCCCGGCCACATCGAAATCGTCCCCGCCCGGCACGTCGAGTCCATCTTCGATCTCACCCCCGCCGAACTCGCCGACGTCCACCAGCTGCTGCGGCAGGCAGCCGCCGCGATCGGAGCCGACGGATACACGATCGGCGTCAACGAAGGTCGGGCAGCTGGCCGGACGGTGGATCACGTGCACATTCATGTGATCCCTCGCTGGCACGGCGACGTCGAGGACCCGCGCGGCGGTGTCCGCCGGGTCCTGCCTGGCCAGGACCCTGACCAGTGGGCCGCCCCTGTTGTGCCGGTGGAGGCTGCGGCAGACGACGAGGAGACGCAGCGGTGGTGCAAGTGCCGGGACTGCTGGGGCTGGTTCGTCGAGGAGCACCCCGGCGAGGACCTGGACGAGCTGGGCCGGGACCTGGGCTGGTGGTCGGGGTTGCCCGAACACCGCGACGCGCCCGGAACGCCCGCCTGACCCCCGCCTCATCCGGCTGCTGGTGTGCGAGCAGCAGCTGGAACCCCAACCCCCAGGAGCAACACGTGACCGACAAGCCGTACCGGGTGCTCGTCACCGGCAGCCGCGACTGGGACGACGTCGACCGCCTCCGCCACCAACTCACCCGCGTCTGGCTCACAGTCGACCGCCCGTTCATCGTCGTCCACGGGGCCTGCCCAACCGGCGCCGACGCGATCGCCTCGGACTGGGTCGCCAACATGCTCGAAGCCGAGATGGGCGACGTCCGCGAAGAACCTCACGAAGCCGAATGGCGCGTCAACGGACGCACCGACTACTCCGCAGGTCCGCGCCGCAACCAGCACATGGTCAGCCTCGGCGCCGACTTGTGCCTTGCATTCATCGGCCCTTGTAGCGGGCCTCGCTGCCACACGCCACGACCGCACCCCAGCCACGGAGCGAGCCACTGCGCCCGGCTCGCCGAGCAGGCAGGCATCCCCACCCGACGCATCACCAACTGAACCGGAGACTTCCATGACTCTCGCCGAACTCCGCGCCCAGCTCGACGCCCTCAACCTCCCCGACGACACCATCGTGATCCTCGCCAAGGACGCCGAGGGCAACGGCTACTCGCCCGCCGTGCAGGCCGACCCCGGCATGTACCTCGCCAACAACACCTGGAGCGGCGAGCACTACCTCACCGAGGAACAGCGACTCGCCGAGACCGACCCAGACGACTACAGCCAAGCCCCGGGCGAGGCCGTGCCCGCCGTCTTCCTCTGGCCGACCAACTGACCTGCCGCCCGCTGTTGGGCCGTCTGCGTGGCGGCCCAACCACACCACGGAGACCCACATGACACCCGCCGACGAACTGCGAGCCGCCGAAGCGCGCATACGCCAAGGAGACCCGCGCATCGACAGCATCCTCGCCGCCCACCTCGCCGCCCTGCTCTACGCCTGCACCGCAGACCGTGAAGCACGCCCAGACAGTCAGCGCGCCACCTACCTCGACGTCGCCGCCCTCGCGCTCGCCCGAGCCATCAACCAGGCCCAGCCGTGACCGCCACCCAGCTCGCCCTCTGCGACCCCGCCTGGACCGACCCCACACCCGTACCGCGACCCCGAGGCCGCGCCCTCGACCTGATCCTGACCCAAACCCTGCACGAACCAGCCAACCCCAACTACCAGCCCAGACGGCGCGGATACCGGCGAGTCCGCGACGTCCGACTCGCCAACCAGGAGTACCTGTGACCGGACCCAGACTCACCCCAAGGCAGCGCCAGGTCCTCCTCCTGGCAGCCGCCGGCCGTACCAACGCCCAGATCGGCCACCACCTCGGCGTCACCGCCCACAACGTGTGCACCCTCCTGTCCAACGCCTACCGGGCACTCGGCGCCAACGACCGCGCCCACGCCGTCACCCTCGCGATCTGGCACGGAGAGATCACGTTGGCCGACCTCGCCACCATCGCCCAACCCGACCAGCAGCAGGAGCGCGCCGCATGACCGACCGCATGATCGATGTTCACGGCCGCTGCCCGGCCTGCGGTAACAGCACCCTGTTCCTCGGCGACGGCGGCCACATCACCTGCTCCCTCGCTGACTGCCCGCGCCCCGACCTCGTCGACGAAGTCATCGGCGAGATCGGCGACGTCCGCAACCACGCCGGATACACGTTCTGCTCGCAGAACATCGGGCACGTCACCATGCGCGAGTTCGCCAAGAAGATCACCGAGAAGGTGACAGCCGTCGCCCATCGCAAGGAAGCCGTCGCCTACGCCAGCGAGCAGAAGCACCGTGCCGAACAACTGGGCACGCTGGCCCGGGACATCCTCGATGCGTTCGAGGCGTACTGGGCGCGCTCCGACTACTGCGGGCCCGGCACCTCGGCCGTCCAACCCGAGCACTTCCAAGGCTGGCGCGCCGCTCTCGGCCCGGCAGCTACCAAAGCGACCGAGGAGCCGAAGTGACCTGCGCGAACGGATGATGCGTCAGGAGGCCGACCAGGCGGGGGATTTGTCATTCGAGATTACATACCGCAACACCCCGGGGCTATACCTCACACGGAGTAGTCTTGTAACGCCCAGATGACGACCGTCTGGGCGCACAAACGTGTTGGCCCCCGCGCGGGTACCACCGCCGGGGGCGCGGACTCAAGGGAGTAAGCCTTGACTCAGTTCCAACATAACGCGCCCGAACCAGAGAACAACACCCAGGGTGCCCTTCAGTTGTTCAACGTGTCCGGCGCCGATATCCGTTTCGGACAAACCGAGGACGGCACCCCCTACGCGGTGGCCGCTGACTTCGCCAAGGCCATGGGTTACGGGCAGGCCAGCGATGCAACCCGGCTCCTCGACGACGAGGAGAAGGGTCAGCAGGATGTGCTGACCCCTGGCGGCTGGCAGCAGATGAACGTCATCTTCGAGGACGGCATGTGGGAGCTCATCTTCCGCAGCACCCTCCCCGGAGCCAAGGCCATCAAGGCCCGCGTCAAGGCCATCCTCAAGCAGATCCGCGAGACCGGCCGCTACGACGCCACCGTCGACGTCCCGCACGACTACGAGCAGGCCCTCGTCCACCTCCTCGACAAGGTCCGCGAGAACAAAGCCCTCGAAGCCGAGAACAAGGTCCTCGCCCCGAAGGCCGGCAAGTGGGACGAGTTCCTCAGCGCCGAAGGCCTCATCGGCATGCGGGAGACCGCGGACCTGTTCCACGTCGACGTGAAGGTCCTGACGGCCTGGCTTGTGGAGATCGACGTCTTCCGCCGGCAGGTGTCCCGGAACGGAGGCGGCCGCAATCTGCCGCGGAAGTCCTACCAGGACTCGGGGCGCTTCGTGGTGAAGATGGAGACGAAGAACGGGTTCCGGTTCCCCGTCGCTTACGCGACTGGCACAGGGCTCGACTTCATCGACGACCGATGGAAGAAGCGCGCCGCCGCCTGACCACCGGCTCTGGCATCCTGGTCTCGCACGCTGATCCCGGTGGGATGGCCCTGGCCGTCCGTCGATCGACACCGGGCCCCGCAGCGGGGCTCTCGACCCGCCGCACCGGCGACCGCCCCGATCCTCCGACGGTTGAGGACCGGGGCGGTCGCGCGTCTGGCATCCTGACGGCGGACCACCCAAGGGAGTTGTGATGCGCACCGACGACGTCCTCAACCAGATCGACGCCTGCCTCGGCGACTACGACGTCAGCGACGACGCCATGCGCCACGCACCCGACCTCCCGAAGCAGCCGATCATACGGCCGCGGGCCAACGGCTCCACGGTCCTCATCCAGCGGCTCGTCGACCGGCACGGACTCAGCCGCCAGGAAGCAGGCGCCGCTGTCCTCGCTGCCGAGCGCGGCCAGGACAGCGAGCACGCTCGACTCGCCGCCACCGAAGCCCAGGCCGTGATGGAAGAGATCTCGGCACAGTTCCGGGCAGCCTTCCAGCCCATGGTCCAGCACATGACGGAACAGTTCGCCAAGATCAATGAGGCGTTCCGGCAGGTCTCCGAAGCCGTCAACTCCGAGATCCCCAGCAAGACACCACGGCTTCGGACCCGGCCTGCATGGCAGAGCCCCTACGGACCCGCACAGCGACGCCGGTAACCGCCGTCTGGCATCCTGAACGTGCGGGGCCGCGTCTGCTGCTCTGGCGTTCGTTGGATCGCAGGCCTTACCGGGGTTGCTCCCAGGCAAGGCGGTCACGGGCGTTGAGACTCCGGCGGCCCCGCCCCGGGGACCGCAGGTTGCCAAGCCGGAGCTGATCACCCGGCCCAAGTCCGCTTCGACTGCGGCTGGTCCCACCACAAGCGAAGCGCCCCGGCCATCAACCTCGACCGGGGCGCTCCGCGTTACCACCTACCGGTACCAGTACCGGACCCCCTTATGCCCCGAACACGTCCCCCGGAAGTGCGCGCTGTACGAGTACGAGCCGTCCTTGCACTTCGCCGTCGCACCCCGCGGATGCGAGCTGTTCGCCCGGCACACCCCCGTCGTGTGATGCGCACACGACGCAGCCACAGCCGGCGTAGCGGCGACGACCGGCACCAACAGCGCGCCAGCCACCGCCACACCCGCGAACGCAGCCCTCAACCTGGTCAACATGGTTCCCCCTTCGTCGGTGAACCGGATCGTGCCAGGCACAGACGGCAGCAGGGCGCCGGCCGGAGACTGCGTCACCCAGATAGGTGGAACCCGCTACGCCGCATCCAGTGCCAGGACCGCCAGACACGACGGACACGACACATCCGCGTCACCCGCCGGCACATCCTGGATTCGATCCCGGGCGTCCACCAGATGCACCCGCCGCCCACACGCCGTCACCAACGGACGCTGCTGCGGCACCGGCACATCATGAACCCGCATACCAGGCCGACCGTACCGAAACCGGACACGACGTATCCCACCGGACAACAACATCACGGCCTCCACTGACGGTCTTCATTCGTTCCCCGACTCAGGCTTCCCAGCGGTGATTGCGTCGAGCATCTCAGCCGCCTCCGCCACCAACTCCGGGTAGTGGTCGAGGCCGTCCTCCTCGCCGCACTCGTAGCCCTTGTGGATGTCGTAGTCGACGTGGTTGACGAGCGCGCGAACGAATGCGTCTAGCGTCTCAGGCGTGAGACGCCACTCACGCGGTCCTGTCGTCGTGGCCACGATGTCTCCTTGCTGATTGGGCGGCGAGATCCGCTTCTTGCGTGGTTGCTTCGCAGGCCCCCGACCGCGCTTGCGTGACCGCATGTACGGCGCCAGCAGCTCATAGGGGAGCATCCGCGTCTTCCCGACGACCCGGTAGTCGTCGGGGCCGATCGGCCAGCCAGACAGCGGATCGCGGGCCAGCCTGCGCAGGCCCTCCGCCGTCATGCTCTCGGCGATGCCGTCTTCGACGAGCCGTTCGGCAGCCTCGGTGAAGGACAGCATCGTCGGCTGCTCCTCTCCTGGCGTGTCTTCGGGCATGGCTCAGCCTCCCAGACTTCTTGCGTTGAACGCAAGAAGTCGCTACGTTCGTACAGCACCAACAGAACGGCCCGGACGGGAGAGGCAACTCCCGTCCGGGCCAGTCAACCCCTGACTTCACCAGGAGTGACCAAGTGGATCGTACCGATCAGCGCACCTCCCCGGCCATGACCGCGGCCGACATCGCCGCGCACCAAGCAGCCTCCTACGTCCGGCCCTGCACCGACGACGAGGACCCCAACGCCCCCTGGCTGCCGAAGATCCCCGGCCCCCGCAAGCCCCGTGCCGCCACCGCGCCCCTCAACGCCACCGCGCAACAGGCCCTCGCCCACCTCGAACGCGCACTCCAGTCGACGGTGACCGCATGAACCAGCCCGCCCCAGCCCGCCGGGGCCGCCGGCTCATCGCGGCCGGCTTCATCCGCCGCGCGACCGGCCGCACCCTCACCCTCGACGCCACCGGCCCCCGCGTCACCGGCACCATCCGCAAAGCGGTGACCCGATGACCGAGCAGCAGACGACCACCCACGCCCGGTCCCTCACCCGAATCGCCGACCACCTCGCCCTCCAAACCCCCACCGAGACCATCACCCAACAACAACTCGACCGAGCCATCCGCGTCGCCGGCGTCACCCGCGACAACAAACCGGCCATCACCGCGCTCCTGCCCGACCACAACCCGGACACCACCATCGGCCAGTACGTCGGCCACCTCCGTCAAGCCGCCCGCGAACTCCAATGACCCGGTTCTGGATCGCCGCCGGCTACATCGCAGCACTCGGCGCCGGCGCACTCACCGCCGTCCTGCTCCACCGATAACCCCCACCAGCCGCCCGGCCCGCGTACCACCCCCAGCGCGGGCCGGGCTTCTCCACCGAGAGGAACCACATGGCCAGGAACTACAGCTGGGCCGCCCGCGTCAACGGCCGGACCATCGCCGACGGAACCGCAAGCGGCAACGCCGACCTCACCGCCGAGGCTGTCAAGAAAGACGCCACATCCAGGGTTGCCCTCCGGGCCGCCATCCACCCCCGCGACATCACCGTCACCGTCACCGAGAAGTAGCCGTCATGCCCGACATCCCGCCACCGATCTTCGAATCCGACGACAACGGCATGCGCGGCGCCACCGAACCCGACAACGAGGAGTAGCCCCATGGGCGCCGACACCAACCCCCGCACCGGCCAGCCCTACCGCACCGAACGACAGTGCTGGACCGACCTCGCCAACGACGCCGACCAGCGCGCCACCCAAGCCGACAGCCCGCAAGGCCGCGCCGCCATGGAAGAGAACGCCACCGAATTCCGCCGCCTCGCCGACAACACCTGAAAGGAACGCTGCCATGGGCTGGAAGAACACCACCCACCAGACCGTCCGCGACTACGCCGCCGCCCGTGAGAACGGCGACCGCGCCACCAGCGACCGCCTGAAGGACGAAGCCATCGCCCGGTTCGCGACCCGCACCACCGACGGCACCGAACTCCGCGACATGACCGACGCCTCCATGACCGTCCCGTTCGGCAAGCAGGCCAGCTGACGGTAGCCCTCGGCGCACGACACCCACGCGTGCGCCCTGGAAATCCGCCAGCCCCCTCATCCCGACCAGCTCAGGAGACCGTCATGCCGCGCTGCGCCTGGCTCCTCATCGGAAGCCTGCTGCTCCTGCTGAACCACACCATCGGCCTGGCCGCGACGCTCGGCTTCCTGCTCGCCGCCGTCGCCTGGACCATCACCACCCCCGCAGCCCTCGTCGCGATCGCGTCACTGGCCGCCTGGCATCTCCTCGGCTTCCACGCCCCCCACCGCCGACGCCGCACACCCGTCCACGCCTGACCCAGTCCACCCCAGGAAGGCAGCCGTCATGCCCGCCCTGTTCCGCCGCCCACCCACCCAGACCATCACCGAGAACGTCCACGGCATCGACGTCGCCTACGACATCCCCGACAACACCCCCGTCATCCGCCTCCCCTTCAACCTCGACAGCCTCCTGCGCCGCACCCTCTTCACCGTCGCCATCATCATGACCATCGGCGCGATCATCTGGGGCACCGTCGCCATCGGCGGCATGCTCACCCGCCTCGCCCCCGCCTGGGCCGCCTACCTCGTCGCCGGAGTCTTCGACGCAGGCTGGGCAGCCTGCCTCATCGCCGAATGGATCCTCCGCTACGACAGCAAGCGCGCCAAGACTCCCCGCAACGCCGGCGTCGCCCTTCTCACGGTGTCCATGGCCGCGATCGTCACCCACGGCGCGTTCTCGGGCCCGTGGGGGTGGATCATCGGGATCGTCGGCGCTCTCGTCTCCGCCGCCGCCAAGGGCGTGTGGGCCATCGGTATGCACACCATCCGGATCAAGCTGGAACCCCGGTACGAGGCGTACCTCCGCGCGTTGCAGCAGCAGGCCGGAACCGAACAGGCCCTCGCCCTCGGTGAGCGGGACCGCCAGATCACCGCGGACCGCACCGTCCGCCTGCGGCTCGCCCTCGAAGCACGACGCCCCCCGCAGACCAGCGTGGACCAGTTGGTGAACCAGCCTGAACCGGCACAGGCCCAAGCCCCCGAGCCGCCAGTGGACCACACCGAACCCGCACCCGAACCGGCCGCAGCCCAGACCACCGGACAGTCCGCGAACCGGCCCGTCCAGCCCCGCGACCAGGTCGCTGAACTCCACTCCCGGCTCAAGCTCGGCGAGACCATCAGCAAGAGCCGCGCCGCGGAAATCCTCGGCATTCCAGAGTCGACCGCCTACCGGCGTCTCACCGAGGCCAAGGCCCTCCTCAACCAGTACCGATGACCCGCCCGCACCCGGCCCCCACACCCCCACCGTGGGGGCCGACCCGTCTCCGGAGTCAGCCGTGAAGCTCACCCTCACCGACCTGATCGCCACGCTTGCGCTGCCCAGCCTCGTATCCGCGGCCGCATTCACCGCCCACTGGCAGTACGGGCAGACCGCCACCACCGTCGAGTTCGTTGCCGCTGTCGCCTCCGGTGTCCTGGCCTCCACAGCGTTCTCCGCGAAATGGCCGCCCGCCCTGGCCTGGGGGGCCACCGCCGCAGCAGGCGCGTTCGGGCAGGCCTGGGTGACCGGAGCCGCCGGCGGCGCAGCGTGGGCGTATGCGTGGCTGGTGACCACCGCGGCCGCGGCCAGCGCGCGGGCCGTGTACCGGCACCACGTCCGCCACGACCAGATCAAGCTGGACCACGAGACCGCCCGACTCCAGTCCACGCTGATCGGGCAGCAGACCGCGTTGATCCGGCAGCAGATGGCGCAGGCCAAGCTGACCGCCATGCAGACCCCTGAACCGGTCCACGCTGGCCCGGACCTGACCGGCCGGAACCACGAGGAGAACCGGCTGCGGACCGTGGCCTGGGAACTGTTCCAGGCCGAACTGCCAGGCTGCCGCGTGGAACGAACCAAGACCGGCTGGACCGCCGTCCTGGACCTCCCAGTGAACCTGGACCGCAGCAAGCTGCGGACCGCGTGGCCCAAGGTTGCCGGCGGCCTCGGCGTGGCAGGCGAGTTCGTCCTGGAAGACGGGGCGTTCACGAACCAGCTCATCGCCCGGTTCATCGACGGCGACCCACTCCAGGCCGTGATCCCTTACGAGCGGACCACCGCGGGCCGGTTCACGGACCCGGTCCTACTGGGCGTGGACCGGTTCCTGAACCAGGTCTGGCTCGACCTGGCCTACAACCACACGCTCGTCGCCGGCTCATCCAAGTTCGGAAAGTCCACGCTGGTCCGGTCCATCGCGGTTCAGCTCGCGGACCGGCCCGACACGGTCCTGTACGGCATGGACCTCAAGCCCGGCGCCCCCGAACTCACACCCATGCTGCCGATCCTCCAGGACCTCGCGGAGACACCCGAGCAGGCCCACGCCCTCCTCGACTGGCTCAAGCAGGAACTCGGCGAACGCGGCGAGATCCTCGCCAAGGCCGGCGACCAGGAATGGAACCCGGAGAAGCACGGCCGGCCCGCAATCTGGGTCATCGAGGACGAACTCGCCGAGCTGGTCCGGCAAGGCGACGGCGGCCAGTGGAAGAAGGACCCGGCGTCGAAGAAGCAGGAGTCCTTGCTGGCGTTGATGCGGTTCGCGGGCATGCATTTCCTGTCCGCGACCCAGCAGCCGTCCAGGAAGGTGTTCGGGGGGACGACGGACGCTCGCGGCAACTACGCGAACCGGCTCTCGACCAGGATGAACGACGCGGACCACCGCCGGTTCATCTTCGGGAACACCCCTGGCTGGGAGCCCGGGAAACTGGACCAGCCCGGCAAGTTCCTGATGCAGTCCCCAGTCCACCAGCAGCCGGCACCGCACAAGGGGATGTGGCTGACGGGGGAGGAGTTCCGGTCGGAGGTGGCGAGGATCGGGGCTGCGACCGTCCGAGCTCCGGTGGGGAAACGGCTGATCCTGCCGGTGGACGGGGCGACGAACCAGGACCGGGTCCGTGCGGCGCTCCGCAAGTACGGGAACATGACCCGCCGTGAACTGGAGACAGCGACCGGGCTGGAGGACAAGCAGGTCCGTGACGCGGCGGGTGCGCTCCGCCCGGAAGTCGAGCGGGATGAGGCGACGCAGACGTGGCGAATCGTGCCGGTCGGCGCATGGGAAGCGCAGGCGATAACCATCCAGTAGAAGTGCAGGTCAAGGCCGGTTTTAGCGGGGGTGGAAAGGGGGGTGAACGGCGGCCTGGGACTGGGTGGATCTCCCGTCGGGCGGCGGCCCCCATCCACCCCTGCGCCGTGCCACACTGAACCCAGGCTCCGTCGGGCATCCCCCGTCCCGACGGGGCCGTTCACGTACCGGAGGAACCATGCCCAACACCATCCCCGAACGCCGGCCGTTGGCGGCCGAGGACACCGTCCAGGACCGGCGTGCCGTGAACCGTCTGGACGACGCTCAGCCCCGCGACGACAAGCAGCGGCTGGTGACGTTCAACTCCGCGGCCTGACGGCCAGCTCGCCACATACAGGCTCCGCGCCCGCGGGTCGGGCGACGGCGCGGGCCATCCAGCGTCCGTCGCTCATGTAGGCGGGCAGCATCACCGGGACGAGCCCGAACGCGACCAGCTGCTCCAGGCCCGCGACGCACTCGTCCCGGGTGTCTGCCTGCACGCTGAACCGGATCACCCCGCCAGTGTGCCGCGAGCCGTGGACGGGCGCGGGCAGTTCACGGTGAAACGGCCCCGCACCAAGAAAGGGCGGGGCCTTCGTCATGCGGTGGGTCAGCGGTACAGCGAGCGGAACACCCGTTGGGCGGCCTCGCGGCCGCTGGCTTCCAGGGCCTGCTCGTCGATGACGAGGAACTGGCCTTCCGGGCACGCGGGACTGGCGAGCACGGTGATGTGGTCGTAGCCGCGTTCCTCGATGAGTGCGCGGAGTTCGTCGGCGCGGTGGGGTTCGCAGACGACGGTGCGTTTGGCGTCGCCCCGGATCTGCTCCCAGAACCTGTCGTTGATGTCGCTCATGGTGTGGATTCCTTGTCAGGGGCGGGCGGGTAGTCGACGCAGTCCTTCGTGTGCCGGATCGCGACGGCCGTGCCGTCCTTGCGGCCGATGACGAGGCGGACATCCATGGTGGCCGGGGTGGCGTGGCAGTGCGGGCAGTCGATCTCGCCTTCGGGCCGGCCGCTCATGTGGGCTCCTTGTCCGGGCGCGCCGACGCCGCGGCGACCTCGTTCCACGCCGTCCCGTCCCATCGGACGGTCAGTGGCTCGTCCGTGTACTTGTCGACTCCCGTGCGGGTGCCGCTCTCGCCGTCGTCCAGGTAGGCCGTCGACTCGCTCCCGGACGCGGTGCGGTAGCGGACCTTCACGTGGTGCTCTTCCCGCCAGGGCGCACCGAGCCCGCGCCGTCCGCGAGTAGTGCCGCCAGCGTCTCAGCGGACGGCATCACGCTCTCGGCCATCGCCTTCCGCTGCTGATCCAGCTGCGCGTGGACGTCGACGCGGCCCTCGGGCTCACCCCATACGATCCGGTTCACGACCCTGCGCCGGACCTCCTCGGGCACGTCCTCGTCGTTCATGGCCCGGTCGGTAGCGGCCAGCAGCCGCCTCATCCACTCCGCCTGCATCTTCTGCATCGGGTCACGAAGGAGGGCATCTCGCATACCGGGCTGCTGATTGAGGTAGCGGCCGAGGGTGTCGTCGGTGTGCTGGCTCATCGGCTGGTCTCCTCGCTGCTCGCCGGGCGCTTCTTCTGCGGCCACGTCGTGATGCCTTCGTAGTGGCGTCCGGCGTGTCCAGCAGGCAGCTGGCAGCGCTCCTTGCCAGAACTGTTCGGCGCATCCCCCGGGGCGTTGCAGGCGTTCGCGCTGCGCGACCACGGCCCGGCTGCCGGACGGTCCGGGAGCTTGGCGCCGGGGCGGCGCATGTACCAGCGGATGAACTGCCGGACGACGGCGGCGCGGGGGCTGCGGCCTTCGGGGTGCTGGGCTTTGGCCGCGTTCTCGAAGGGCTCCCATTCGTCGTCGGGGATGCGCATCTGGCGGGGCTTGTCGTAGTCGGCGTCGGGGCTCATGAGAGCAAGGTACCGCCGCGAGTTCGTAGCTACAACTGGGCGAGTCACCCCTCTTGCGTTGTAGCTACAAAGGATCTAGCGTTGTAGCTACAAAGAACGACCAAGGGGAACCTGATGACTGCTCGCACCCGCACCCTCCGGCACCGCCACATCCGCGCCGCCGCCCGCACCGCGAAGGCCCTCAACTACCGCACCCTCAGCGGTGCCGTGGCCGTGGCCGTCGCCGCGGGCCGGCTCGTCCGTACCGGAGACTTCCTCGACCGCGTCGGCGGCAGCGACCTCAAGGACGGCGTCAAGAGCTGGTTCGGCCGGCACGTCGCCAAGGCCTACCGGCAGACGCACGGCGGCGACGCGATCAAGGTGTGGGCGCAGCACCGCACCACCGGCAAGTGGATCCACGTTCTGGTCTACGGCCCCATCGACCCCGCCCTGTACACCGGCCTCCGCAGCTACAAGGGCACCCAGCACCTGCTCGCCGGTCTCTTCACGGAGGCCGCCTGAACCAACTACCGCGCAGGAGACGCGATGGACGCCACCACCGCCCCTCAGACCTATGAGCAGGCCCTCGCCGCGAACGACACGGTCGCCCGGTTCTGCCGCACCCAGCTCCCGAGGTTCTGCCCCGGCCTCGACCCCGCCCGCGCCTACGCCAACGCGGTCCGGCTCGGACTGACCGCCACCCAGCTCGGCCAGATGTGCGGCCGGGACCCGCTCGCCGCTCGCCTCCAACTCGGCGCCTAGGAACCCGCCATGCCCCGTTCCGAGCACCTCGCCGACATGCACCCCGACGACCTCCGCGACGAACGCGAAGCCTGCCTGCTCCTCACCACCGACGCCTACGCCGGCAGCGACCGCGTGATCGAGTTCCACGCCGACCTCGCCGACCGGATCAGCGACGAACTCGACAGCCGCGACAACGCCTGAGGAAACACCATGCGCACCTACGCCACCGCCCAGCTCATCGGCGACCGCAGCCACCAGTGCGACGCCACCGCCGTCTACACCGCCCCGTCCGGCGCCCGCGCCTACGTCCTGCTGGACGGCATCGGCAGCACCGACGAGGTCCGCGCCTGGACCCGCGAGGCCGCCCGCCGGCTCGCCCGAGCAGCAGCCCGTCGCGGTGACGCCGAGGCCGGCCTCCGCGCCGTGTACGACCGGTACGCCGCCGACCCCGCCCGGCAGGGTCCGTGGGCGCGCGAACCCGACGCCTGCGCGCTCGTCGCCGTCACCGCCCCCGGCAAGCCGCTCACCGTCGCCTGGTGCGGGGACGTCCGCGCCTACCTCCTCGCCGGGGCCACGGTGGAGCGGCTCACCCAGGACCACAACCTGCGGCGCGTTTGGTCGCCCCGTGGGAACAGGAACGTCGTCACCTCGTTCCTCGGTAACTCGGACACCGACCAGGAGGTGAAAAACCGGTACGGGCACCCCGCCGTCGAGTCCGTCACCCGGGCAGCCGGGAAGTACCGTCTCCTCCTCGCCTCCGACGGCGCCTACGAACCCCACGAGGACGCCGGCCACGACCTGGCGGACTTCCTCACCGTCGGCGAACTGGCGGAGACCGCCGAAGCGTTCGTCGACACCGCCGTTGCTACCGCCCGCGCCGTGGCTGACCCGTATGCCGACAACGCGACCGTCCTCATCGCCGACCTCCGACCCTGACCCCCGCCGTACCATCCACCCACCCGCCGGAAGGAACCCGCCGTGCGTCTCCGTCAGGCTCACGCCATCCTCGAAGCCGCCACCGCACTGGAAGCGGCCGGGCTCGGCTTCGAGCTCTGGCCACTCCAGTACGACTACCCGGGCGCGCCCCGCAACGCCAGCGTCGACAAGATGAGCGGCTACACCGAGTTCAGCGACCCGGACCGTGAAGGCCGCGACGCCCGCATCTACAACATCGACATCGGCCCCGGCCCGGACGACGACAGCATCGAAGCGTCGCTCACGTTCGGCCTCGGTCCAGACCCGGAGTCGCTGCTGTACAGCAAATGGAGCGTGGCCACGGACACGAGTGCACCAGAACGATTCCGGGGCCTGGTGGGCGCGCAGCTAGCCGACAAGGTCGCCGAGATGGTTCGCCAGCACGAGAAGCCGTTCCGCGCCGCCTACGAAGAACGCACCCGCCACAACGACGCCTGACCGCCCGACCCGACAGGACGAACCCCATGGATCCGATCGACCTTGACTTCCTGATCACCCAGATCTGGTCCGGCGATGAGACAGCCAGCGGCTACGTGCCACAGCCCGGCGAGCACGTCTTCTGCTACCGGCCATCCGACGGCGCCATCCACTGCGGGACAGTCGACGACAACCGTGGCGGCCTGTTCCTGTCCACCTGTACTCGCGGACGGCATGTGCTGACGGCCGCGAACTGGCTGGTGCAACCGACGCCGGTCAGTGCGTCATGCCTGGCCGCCCCCGCCTAGCCCCCGCCCCCGCCTGTTGCCCCCGTCGTGTCCGGCGCCGGCGGGGGCTCACGCGTGCCCGATCCGGTCACAGCACCGTCACAAACCGCACACACCCCCACAGCGGCCCGTAGTCTCCCCGCACCACACGAACCACCCAAGGGGGACCAATGAGCCGCAGCACCGCCATCACGCTGGCCGCCATCACTACACTCGCTCTCGCCGGCTGCTCCAACTCCGGCAGTAGCAACAGCGGGGACGAGGCGCCGGCCAAGGCAAACGCCGCAGCCAGCAAGCCGCTCACCGCGACCACCGCGTTCACGAAACTGTCCGCGGCGGTGAAGACGGCGAAGCTCTCCGGGACCGTGACCGCAGCCAACGACCCCGACCACCTCCTCGGTCGGCCGAACCAGTACACGTCGAAGGTCACGTTCTCCGACAGTCGGATCAAGGCGTCTGACGTTGCGGGCACGAGCAAGGGCGACGTCACCCGTGGCGGGGAGATCGAGGTGTTCGCGGACGCGGCTAGCGCTGAGGCGCGGGCGAAGTACATCGAGGCGGTGACGAAGTCGATGCCTGCGCTCGCTGAGTACGACTACGTGCACGGGGCGGTGTTGGTGCGGGTGTCGATGCTGCTGACTCCGGCGCAGGCTGGGGGGTACAAGTCGGCGGCGGCCGGACTGGGCTGAGCCGATCGAATAGCCGTGACCATGGCGGCCCTGCCCGGTTCGGGTGGGGCCGTTTTGCTGTGCCCGGTGTCGCTGGCTGGTCGCATACTGGGCCGCATGACGGACGAGGAGCAGGAAGAGACCCTGTGCCATCTGTACAAGGTGCTGCACAGTGACATGCCGTCCTGCGGCTGCGGTGACCCGGAGTCGGCCGACCGGCTGGTCATCAACCTGCTGGCCGTGTTCTCGGACTGGCGGCCCGATCGCGCGCAGCGAGTGCAGGAGTTGATCGGCGGCTCGGACGGGGCACAGCAGATCGTCCTGGCCTGCCTCGACCATGCCGGGCTGACCGAGCACGGTGGGAGCGTGTGGGGCTCGTGGCTCACCGAGCGCGGCAAGTGGGTCCTGTGGGCTGTCGAGCAGGTAGGTGGCGTGGACCGGCTGGGCGCCAAGTTGGACGTGGTCGGCTACCCGCACGAGTGGGACCCGAAGACCCAAGCCATGCAGCCGTGCACGGACAACTGCTGGCGGGTGCCAGAAGGGAGCGCGGCATGACTGACACGGACCGGCTGGTGGTGTGGCTGCGGGAGACCATGGACGCGGCCAGCCAGTCGGCGAAGGCGGCGGCGCAACGGGCGTGGTCGCCTCACTGGGAGTACGACGAGTGCGTGCGCGAGATTCGCGACCTGAACAACGGCAACACGCTCGCCTATATCGGCATAGCCAAGATCGGTAAGTTCACCGAGGCCAACGACCCTGCGTCCGTGCTGCGTCGGATCGCCTCTGACCGGAAGCTCCTTGCCGACTTCCTGTCCGAGCCGCACGCCTCGGTGAGACCCGGCGGATCAACGGAGATCTACTGCGCCGCCGATAGCGGGCAGGGAGATCCTTGCGAGTGCGGCCGGGACGCGCGTGTGCAGCGCAGGGTGCGCCTGCTCGCCGAGGGCTGGGGCTGGACCGAGGAGACGACGTGACAGACTTCTTCACCTGGATCCGGCCGCCCCGCTGGCTAATCCTTGACCACGCCGACGAACCCCCACACGGCTGCTGCGCCATCATCGAAGACCAGCAGTGCGGCCTATGGTGCGGCCACGACGGCGACCACACCCCGCACCAGATCGGCGACTACCTACCGCCGCCGCTCCTCACGCCCCTCGACCTTCTCGCGCTCCGCCTCGCCGAGTTCCTCAAGAACTGCCCCCTGTGCAGCGCCACGGTAGAGACCGTCGACGTCGGCCCATCGCTCGTGTTCCGCGAGGGGCACGCCTTCGACTCGGAGATGGAAAACGAGTGGTTCTTCTGGCCGTGCGGCTGCGAGGGCCGCGAACTCCTGGCGCTAGCACCTGAGTGCTAGCCGAGGGTGCACACTGGTCGCAGAACCCTCACGCACCACGGGAGGCCCCGCATGCCCGCACCCGCCGCCTGCCCCGGAAACTGCAACAACGCCTGGCGCCGCGCCGAAGCCCAACTCGCCGCCGACGGCACCGAACACAACATCCCCGCCACCTGGGGCCAACCCGTCCACTGCCAACGCTGCACCAGCCGCGCCCACCACCAACTCGCCGAACTCCCCGAACTCGTCGTCGCCATCAGCCTCGAAGCCACCCACGGCACCGCCGCCAAAACCACCGGCACCATAGGCCGCGCCAGCGTCATCGCCTGGCCCGGACAAGCCTCCCGCCTCCTCACCGACCACATCATCGGCGGCATGCTGGAGTTGGAAGACGACCTCCGCGAACTCCGCCGGCTCAACCACCGGCCCGGACGCGGCACCGAAGGCCGAGACGTCACCGCAACCGTGCGGTTCCTGACTGCGCACCTCGACTGGGCGCTCACCGAGCATCCGCTCGCCGACGAAATCCACGCCCCCATGTCCGGGAACCCGGCTGCCCAGATCGGCGGCTGGCACCGGGCCGCGCTCCGCTTCACCCGCCGTGACGCGCGCCTGGAACATCACAAGATCCCCTGCCCGCGCTGCGAGTTGCTCACCCTGTTCCGTGCGGACGGCGACGACTACATCGAGTGCCGGAACATCAACTGCCAGACCCTCCTCACACCCGGCGAGTACCTGGAGCACACGAAGAAATTGGCCGCCGCGTACAAGATGCGGGGTGCCGCTTGACGTAGCGGCAAAAGCCGTGTCAGATTTGCGGCGGATCATCATGCCTCCGAAAGGGCCCCGGACAAGCTCCGGGGCCCTTTCGCGTACCACCAGGAGGTCCCGATGCACCTCGACGGCGACCTCGAACACGCCCTCTGGACCACTACCGAAGCAGCGGAAGCCGCAGGCGTCACCACAGCCGTGATCTACCAGTGGAAGCGACGCGGGAAGATCCAGCCCGTCAACCGGAGCGGCTGGCCCCGCTACCGGGCCATGGACATCCTCCGCGCCGAACAGGCCACCCGCGAACGCGCCGGCCGAACACACGCGGCCGCATGACAAGCCCGGAGGATCCGATGCCCGATGCAGAGCAACCCGCAGCCTGTGCGGGTAAGTGTCAATGCCAGCCGTCCACGGTCGAAGTGTGCATCGAAGGCAACGCTCCCGATGCGACCGATCTGGGGCGGCTTGTTGTCGACATGATGCGGCGGCTCGCTCGGCAAGGCCCCTACGGTCTCGCTTGATCGTCCGTTGCGGGTCGGGTCGAGGGTCCCGACCCGCGACGGATCACAACCTCGCTATCGGACGGAGGACGTCATGCAGCAGCACACCGTCCAGCAGATCGACCGTGGCCCGCGCGCGGGGAAGTTCATCTACACCGGCGGCAACGACCGCATGGGCCGCTACGCCGAATGCTGCTCCGAAGCATGGCTGGAGATGCTCCGCACGCCTCTGGACGAGCGCGATGGATCCCCGGCCTGGGACCGGATCGGCCACGACACCGCCGACGAGGCCTACGCGCACATGCGGGCCGTCCTGCTGGAGAAGCTACGCCTCGACACCTTGTACGGGGACTGGGCAGGCTGCCGCGCACCAGATGGCGACGACATCTGCGACAACCCGACCAAGCAGGGTGCGAGCATCCCGCCGATCCACTTCGAAGCGCCGCTCTGTGACGAGCACCGGACGCGCGAGACCGTCGAGGCCATGTGGGACGGTCCGGGGGACTGGTCCGGCTCCTGGTGAACGCGGCCCGCACCTAGACTGCTCCTGCGTCGTGAGACGTGGCCCGACGGGGCCGGAGCCGTAGCTCAGCTTGGTAGAGCGCTTGGTACCCCTGCGCAAGCAGGCCCATAGGGAGAGGTCGCCGGTTCAAATCCGGTCGGCTCCACGAATCGGGGTGACCGTGCACGAGGTCACCCAGTCGATCCTGCACGGCGACCCATCCGGCCGCCCCGGCGACTGCCTCCGCGCCGCGACCGCCTCGCTGCTGGAGCTACCCCTCGCCGATGTCCCGCACTTCGTTGAGCACGAGGACTGGCTGGAGCGGTTTGCGGATTTCTGTGCTGAGCACGGCTATCGGCCGCTCCAGCGGTGTCCCGACGCTGACGTCGCCTACGGCATGGCGTGGGGGCCGTCCGAGCGCGGTGTCCGGCATGCCGTCTGCTGGGTCGACGGAGCCATTGCCTGGGACCCACACCCCACGCGCGCGGGCCTGCTGAAGGTCACCGAACTCATCGCATTCGAACCGGTCGGAGGCAGCGAATGAGCGACGACCCGAAGCCAGCGCCGACCGCTGCCGATCCGGTCACCGTCGACAGCTCGCTCGCGAACGCGGCCCGTCTCCTCCTCAACGCCGAGGTCGTCACCGACCACTCGCTGATGCAGCGCCTGGAGAGCCTCGCCGACAGCTGGATCGCGATCGCCCGCACCCTCATGGAACGCGAACGCGACTGAGAGGAGCAGTCCGATGGAAGAGATCATCTTCCCGCAGGACTGGACACGCTCCGACAAGCGTCGCCACTCCCGCGAACAGGCCCGCAAGTACGCGTGGCACGGAACCCCAGGCCAACCCTGGGGGCGCTCCGCCGTCTACCCGCGCCCCGCGACGCCGCGCCCGGCCAGCACCCGATCAGGGCAGGCCCGCGTCAACTACAAACGCAACCAGCGCGCCGCGTTCCTCTCCCACCTCGTCGCGTTGCACGTCTCGGTGGAACTGGCCGACTTCTGCAACATCAAGCAGCAGCTCCAGGAGCACCACGGGCGCATCGTCCGACGCAGGCTGTCGAACTACGGGACCAACTACGTGTACTCGCTGGAAGTCCCCGATGCGCCTGTCGGGGCCGCGACGATGACGCCGACCTACTGGGCCCACGACGACGGCACCGTGACCGTGCAGAGCATCGAATGGCGCGACGCCAACGGCACGACCATCCCCACCTGATCCAGGAGCTGACCATGCTGCGCGTCTTCTGCTACACGATCGCCTTCGTCCTCCTGCTGCTCGCCGCCGTGCTCCCGTCGAGCGTCCCGCACCGCGACCGCCTCGCCTACGCCGGACTCGCCCTGTGGCTGCTGCCGACCACCGTCCACGAACTCCAAACCCACTGAGGGAGGCAGCCATGCCGAGGAACGGCAACAGCAAGGAGAAGCGCCTCGCCCGCGAGCGACAGGCCGCCACCGGCAAGCCGTACACCGAATGCCTCCGCGAGATCCGCGCCGAATACGCCGAACAGCCTGGACCTGTGCCGCCACAGGACGAGACGGAATGAGCGAGCGGGCGAAGGCCAACCACAAGGCCGCCTCCCAAGAATTCGTCATCACCCGCGCTGACGGCAGCACCCACAACCTCGGCGTCGGCGCCTACTGGCACCGCAACCCCCTCCGCCGCGCCTGGTGGCGCCTCTGGGGCCAACCCCGCTTCAACCGCCGCGCCCGAGCGGCCAACCGAGACGCGGCCAGGGCCGCCAGCACACAGGAGAGGTAAATGGCCACCGTCGTCGCATTCGTATCCAAGGGCCGCGAGATCGTCAGCGGCAGGCTCACCGGTGCTGGCTCGCCGACCCAGGCCGAACCCAAGAACCTCGGCTGGGGTACCGGCGCCGGCACCGCCGCGAACACCGACGTCGCACCGTTTACCGAGGCTGCCGAGTCCCGTGTCGCGGGCACCAGTTCGCAGGTGACGACCACGTCCACGAACGACACCTACCAGGTCGTCGGCACGATCACGTCCGGCAGCAGCCAGACCATCACCGAGACGTTCCTGTCCGACTCCGCATCCAAGCCCGCCACCACCACCCTTTCGGCGGCGATCTCCACTACCGGCGCGACGTCGATGACGGTCACCAGCGCGTCCGGGTTCCCGGGCTCGGGGAACTACAACATCCAGATCGACTCCGAGGTCATGACCGTGACCGCGGGCCAAGGAACCACGACGTGGACGATCACCCGTGGCGTGAACGGCTCAACAGCGGCCACGCACTCCAACGGCGCCGTCGTCACCGGCGGCAACACCCCGGGCTCGACAGCCGTCACGAACGGCTCACTGCTGATCCATGCGAGCTTCACGGGGCTCGCGCTCAACTCGGGTGACTCACTCACGGCCACGACGAAGCTCTCCTTCTCCTGACCGCTGACGCCCGCGGGAGGGCCCGGTGTCGATCTCCGCCGTAGGCACCCTCCAGGCCAACCGAGGAACCGGCGTCACCACCCTCACCGTCTCCGGCGCCGTCGTCGGCAACGCGTGGCTCCTCGCCGTCCGCGTCGCCTCCTCCACCACCACCGTCACCGCCGTATCCGGCGGCGGCCCCTCCACCTGGACCCGAGCCGCATCCGTCTCATCCGGCATCGTCAACGGCACCATCGAGATCTGGCTGGGCACGATCACGTCCACCGCATCCACGACGGTCACCGTCACATTCAGCGGCTCCGTCCTCGCCATGAGCACGGAACTCGTCGCCGAACAGTTCTCATCCAGCCTCGCCTCCACCGTGTGGGCCGCGGACGGCACCGGCGGCAACACCTCCGCCTCCTCCACCACAGCGATCACGTTCCCCAGCCTCACCCCGTCGGCCGGATCGCGTCTCTACTACGGCTACGGGTACGTCACCAACACCGCCACCGCAGGCTCGACCAGCGGCTACACCTACACCATCACCGGCGCCGGCAACCCAGTCGTGTGGAACCCCAACGTCACCGCCGCGTCCGCCCCCACCTGCACCCAGTCCCCGGCAGGTAACGTCGCCTGCCTCGGTGCCCTGATCCGCGCATCCGGCACCGTCGCCCTGTCCGCCACCGGCAGCAGCGCCAGTACGCTCGCCAGGCGCCCCGGCCTCTCGCAATCGGCTACCGGCGCGAACACCACGAGCCTCATGCGGAACGCAGGCGCCCGGCAGGCCGCCGCAGCCTCCGCGCTCGCTACCGTCGGCCGCGGATTGACCCGGCCGTTCGCGGCGGCTGCCGCGTCGGCCCGGTCGGTGGTGACGTCGGGCCCTCAGGTGCTGGTGCTCCTGGCGTCGGCGGCCGGCAGCAGCCAGCTTGCCCGTGCCGTATCCCGGCCCTTGACGGCAACGGCTGTCTCGGCACGCGCCGTGGCCGTCACTGCCCTGCGGGCCCTCCTGCTGACCGCAGCCGTCGCAGGGAACAGCGCGCTCGCCCGAAAGGTGGGGCGTAGCCTGGTGCTGGTAGCGGGTGGCGCGCCAGTACTTCGGCGTGGCGTCGGGACGACGACAGGCGTCAGTCGTTCAGCTGGCCCGGCGCTCGCTCGGACGGCTCAGCTCGGTCTTTCACGGTCGGCCGGCGCCACTGGCAGTCTCGCGAGGGCGGCCGGACGGCAGCTCCCGGCGGCGGCAGGCGGCACCGGGCAGACGCTGCGCGGCACGACCCGCACGCTGGCCGCCGTAGCCACTACGGCCACAACGATCCGCCGGGGCATCGGGCAGCTGGCTGCCCGAGGCGCGACGGGAGCCGTGTCCGTCCAACGGGGCCTGGCCGTCGCGTTGACTCGGACCGCCTCCTGTGGGCCGGCACTGGCCCGGGGCGCGGCACTCGCCCGCACCTACGCCGTAGCCGGGACAGGAACTGCGGCCCTCGGTATCCGAGCGGCTCTGACCCGCACCTACCTTGCGGCGGCATCCGTTTCTGGTGCGCTGGTGCGGGCGGCGGCGGTCCGGCTGGCTGCCACTACGGCGTCGACAGCGACTGCCCTTGTGGGGTCCGCCCGGTCCGTCACCCTCACCGCTGCGAGCGCGGTGACGGGCATCCTGATCACGGGACGAGCCGCGTTCCTCACGCTCGCCAGCACCGCCTCCACAACGGGCGTACTGCGCCGCGCGCTCGCCCTCACGCGGACCGTGCCGGCCGCCGGCACCGGCAGCATCGGCCGCATTCCCGGGATGCGTTTCCAGGCCAGCACCTCCGGCTCGGCGGCAGTCCGCAGGTCTGCGCAGCGGACCTTGAGTGCGGTGGCGTCGACTGCGACGGCGGTCATGGTCGGCGCGGCACTGTCGATCGTCCTCGCCGCCGGCGCGGTCGCTAGCAGAGCGCTGGCGATCGGCCGGGCAACGCTGCTGGCCCTGGCAGCATCAGCCTCCGGTGCGCCGCTCCTCACCCGCGGCCTCGGCCGCACACAGGCGGGGAACGCTACTGGCGGCGGTCTCGTGGTGCGGCAGCCGCGCATCGCCACCCTGGCGCTCGCTACGGCCACTGCCACGGCCGGCCGGGCGCTGGCCCGGACGATCAGCGTCGCGACTGTCGGAACAGGGAACAGTTTGCGTCGTGTAGCCCGCGGGTTTGCTGCTGCTGCGTCGGCGGCTGGTGCGGTCGACCTGATGCGGTCCACCCTGGAGTTGATCCTCCAGACCGCGGCCACAGCGAGCGTGTCGCTTCTCAGGACTGCCGCCCTGCTGTACACCGTGAACGCGGCCGGAACCCGGGCGCTGGCCCGTGCGGCAGCACTGACCCGACGTGCCGACGCGCTCAGCACGCCAGCGCTGGCCCGCGCCGTCAGGAAGACGAACAGCGTTGCCGCGACCGGTCATGCCGCAGCAACCGTTGTACGGATCTTCACTGCTCTCCTGACAGCCACTGCCACGGTCACGGCCGCAACCATCACCGCCGTTTTCCGTGGCGTCCGGGACATCACGATCCGCGCGCTCGGACCGTTCACCCGCTGGACTGGCGGCCCCGCTGAAACCGGCTGGGACGCCAACGCGACCGACGGCGGCTGGTCGATCGCACGGATCGCCGTGCGCTGGCTGCCTCGCAGCCTGACCTCCCGCTGGGAAACCGACGACGAATAGGCGGTGGCCAGCGTGCTCAGCATCGACCGGGACTCCCGCCAGTTCGTCCAGGCCCAGGTCGCCGCGACCGTCGCAGGGCAGCCGTACAACCCCACCACCGACACGGTGGAGTTCGCCTTCGCCACCGGAACCGGCCGCCCTGACACCTGGTACACGGGCAGCTGGACCACGGCGACGATCAGCGGCACGAACACCTATTGGGCGCAGATCCTCATCGGCCCCGGCGGCAGCGGGCCTGTCCTGACGGTCGGCCGCTACTTCGTGTGGATCCGTATCACCGACAACCCGGAGCAGCCGGTCATCCCGGTCGGCTGGCTCGCGATCACCTGACAGGAGGCCGAGCGTGGACGCCCTCACCCCTCAGCCCAGCCCCGAACCCCCAGTCGTGGAAGCTGCCAGGCTTGGCATTCTGGCAGGCCCCTCATGTGGCGCCTGCGGCAGTCCGGCGCTCGTGCACTGGCGGCGTCGCCTGACCGACGCCGAATTCGCCCACCACCTGCACGCAGAGAAGGGGCGACGCGAAGAGGTTCTCCTCCTCGCCGACCCGCAGCTTCCGACTCCTGTGCTGCCGCCGCTGCCGACCGCCGACGACATGACCCGCACCGTGTACGCCTGCGGGCCGCACGCCATCCACATGGACGCCGCCGCCCTCATCCACCAGGCCACGTGCACCGCCCCGAACGAGGCCCACCTCCCGGACTGCGACTGCACCCCCGAGGCGCAACCCAGGGACGCGGAAGAGGCACCCGTAGAACTGCCCGCACACTGGCAGACCCGGAGCGAGTGATGGCCGCCAAGCCGAGGGAACTCCCCGAGGGCTTCGAGATGACCCGGAAGAACGGCGCGCCCCGCTGCTGGGCCCGCGCCAAAAACACCGGCACTCAGTGCACCCAGCCGGCCGCCACCGGACAGAACGTGTGCCGCTACCACGGCGCCGGCGCGCCACAGAACATCGCCAAAGCCGCCGTGCGTGAGGCCGAACGGAAGGCACAGATCCTCGTGGCAACCTACGGCCTCAAGATCGAAACGACCGCCACTCAGGCCCTCCTCGACGAGGTCCAGTGGACTGCCGGGCACGTTGCGTGGCTCCGGGAACGCGTCCAGGAGATCGAGACCAGCGCGCTCGCCGAGGGCACCGACCGCGAGCACCCGCTCGTCTGGGGCGTCACCCGGGAAAAGACCGGCGGTGAGGACCGCGGCGTCACCGAGGAAGCCGCGCCGAACATCTGGCTCAAGCTGTACCAGCAGGAGCGAACGCACCTCGTGAAGGTGTGCGAGGCGGCCATCAAGGCGGGCATCGAGGAACGGCGGGTGCAGCTGGCCGAGCAGCAGGGCGAGCTGGTCGCTCGGGCCATCCGGGCAATCCTGGGGGACCTGATGCTCACACCGGAGCAGCAGGCCCGCGTCCCTGAGATCGTGCCGCGGCACCTGCGGGCCCTCGCCTCAGCCTGACCGAGGAGGCGGTGCCAGTGACCGCCACCATGGACTGGGCAGAGTTCGCGGCCAAGGCGTTCGAGCCCCTGGACGTGTTCGGGCTTCTGGGCTACGAGCCGACACCGAAGCAGCAGGTGTTCCACGCTGCCGCCGAATTCGACGTGCTATTTGGTGGCTCCGCGGGCGGGGGCAAGACAAGAGCCCTCCTGATGGACGACCTCCGGGACTGCATGCTCTACCCGGGGCTTCGTGTCGGCGCGTTCCGGCGCACGTTCGGCGAGCTGAAAGAGTCGCTGATTGCCGAACTCGCGCAGGCAGGGTTCGCCCGGAAGCTTGGGGCGAAGTGGAACGGAACCGACTACGAGCTCCGGTTCCCGAATGGCAGCCTGATCATGTACCGGTACGCCGAGTCCGTGCAGGACGCCACACGCCGGCAGGGCGGGCAGTATCAGAAGTTGACGTTTGATGAGCGCACGCTCACGCCCCCGGATGTGATCAGCTTCCTGGAATCTCGGCTCCGGTCGGGCCGCCGGGACATCCCCGTGATCGGTATCCGATCCGGCACCAACCCAGGGGGTGCCGGCCATGGTGCGGTGAAGACCCGCTACATCAAGCCCACGAACTATGGGCAGAACGTCATCACCGACATCCGCGGCCGTACCGTCCGCTTCATCCCGTCCAAGCTGTCGGACAACCCGCACGTCAACGCGGAGTACGCCCAGGATCTCCAGGCCCTCGACGGGAAACTCCGCGCGGCGTTCCTGGACGGAAACTGGGACGTGTTCGCCGGCCAGATGTTCCCGGAGCTGAAGCGGGACCGGCACGTCGTCACCCCGATCACGCTCCCTGCGTCGTGGAAGCGGTACAACGGCGTCGACTGGGGCTTCAGCGCCCCGTGGGCGGTTCTGTGGGCTGCGGTCGACGAAGACGGCCGCGTCTGGGTCTACCGGGAGATCTACAAGCGTGGTGTCGGCGAGGCCGAGCAGGCGCAGCAGATCCTCGCCGCCGAGACCGAAGGCGAACACGTCGCAGTCCGGTTCGCCGACGACGCCATGTGGGCCACCCGCGGCGACGCAAAGGCCATCGCCGACGTGTACGCCGAGAACGGCGTCCACCTCACCCAGGCCGGGAAGGGCGCGGGCTCCCGGGTGACGGGCTGGCAGCGTGTCCGCTCCTACCTCAGGGAAGGGCCTGCGTGCCCGCATCACCGGGCGCAGGGCTGGGACACCTGCCCGAAGATCCACCTGTTCGACACGGTCACTGAGCTCTACCGCGAGCTCAGTGACCTGCCCCACGCAACCAAGGGTGATCCTGAGGACGCCGACACGACAGCCGACGACCATGCCTCCGACGGTCTCCGCTACCTGCTGACGAACCTCGGCACGGGACCGGAGATGGTGATCCTCGACGAGGCGCCGGCCGAGCCGATCGCGGAGCCGTTGCAGCCGCTCGGCATGACGATGGCCGTGCGCCCCGAGGCAGACGTAGTAGCAGATGACGCCTGGTGGACGGACGACGACGACACGCTGCGTGCGGGGAGGACGGTGGAATCCCCGTGGGACTGAGGAGTTGGTGGCAGGGCCTGCGCGCCGAACCCGAGGTACTGGAGCGGGCGCCCGCGCAGGCGAAGCTGCCCGAGCGTACCGGCTACGAATTCGGGATCGGGCCCGGCGGTCTCACCGAGACCAACCAAGGCCTCGGCGCTGGGACGCAGTCGGACCGCCGGTCGACGCTGGATCAGCTGTACCAGGCCTACATGGCGTGCCCGTGGGCGTGGGCGTCGGTGAACGCGATCGCCCGCACGATCACCGCGGGCGGTCTGGTCACGGACTGGGACAACGACGACGGTGAGGGCGACGAGGAGACCCCGGACAAGCCGTCCGAGGTGAAGTTGCTCGAAAACATGCTGGCGTACTGCAATCCGCGGGAGAACATCCGCCAGATCTTGCGGTCTGCGGTCGTGGACTTGCTGGTGTTCGGTGACGCGTACATCGAGGTGGTGTGGATCGGCTCGCAGCCGGTCGCCCTGTACTCGCTGGACTGCCCGAGCATGCTGCCCATCGCGGACGAGCACGGCAACGTCACCTCGTATGTACAGGCGACGGAAATGGGGCAGCGCGCGACCTTCGAGCCGCGCGAGGTCATCCACATCAGCCTGGACTCGCCCCGCTCGTCGGTGTTCGGAGTGTCGCCGACGCAGGCCGCACTCCTGCCGATCACGGCGTGGCTGTTCGCGTCGGCCACGACCAAGGAGATCTTCCGCAAGGGAGCCCCACCGCAGATCCACGTCGACCACCCGGCTTCATCCTCCGCGGCAGAGATCAACCGGTGGAACGCCCAGTACCAGGCCAGGAACGTGGGACCGCGGAACATCGGGAACCCGATCAACACCAAGGCCGGCGCGACCATCAACGAGCTGGCGCAGTCCCGGACGATGGACTACCTGAAGTTCTTGGAGCAGAAACGCGACGAGATCATCGCCTCGTATGGGGTGCCTCCGGCGAAGGTCGGGATCATCGAGTCCGGGAACCTCGGTGGCGGTACGGGTGAGGCACAAGACCGCACCTTCATGATCAACACGTGCCAGCCGATCGCCGAGCTGGTGCTGGAAGCCCTGAACTTCCACCTGGCCAAGCAGGGTTTCGGCGTCCAGGGCTGGAAGCTGAAGTTCCGTGACATCGACATGCGCGACTCCAAGACCGTCGAGGACATCCGCGACCAGCGGCTCCGCAACGGCTCCTGGACCCTCAACCGGTACCGAGCCGACATCGGCGAACCCGCCGTCGACGGCGGCGACCAGGCCGTCCTCGTCGACCGCGAGAACCTCGTCAAATGGTCCGACATGGACGCGGCGTCGAAGGCGAACATCGCGTCCAAGCTCAAGGGCACCGATCTCGCCCCAGCCGACCCGGTCCACGGCGAGCCGATCGGCGTGGAGAAGCCAGAGCCCGCGCCCGTACCGCCGCAGTTGCAGGCGTTCGCGGGCGGGCCGCCACCGGAACCAGCCGACGACGCCGAGCCGGATGACGACCTGCCCGAGGAGTCGGCGCGGGACCTGTACCGGCGCCGCCTACGAGAAGCGCTCGCCGTGCTCCCAGGAGGCATCGGTGAGCGAGCAGCCGCCTGACCCGCCACCGCAGCCCCTACAGCAACCCGACCCGCCTGGACATCCACTCCGGGCCAAGGACGTCACGGCACTGATCAAGAAGCGAGTCGGCTGACGGGTAGGGGGTGACGGTGGCGTCTCCGGACTACTCCGACGGCTGCATGATCGCCCTCTACCCGGCGCCCGAGGTGGCACAAGCGCTCGCTGTTGACGATGGCCTTCCGCCGGAGGAAATGCACGTCACCGTCGCATACCTCGGAGATGCAGCCGACGTCGATGCCGACGCCCTTCGCGAGATCGTCGCGAGTCTCGCCGAGCGGCAGCCGTTCACCGCGCAGATCTCCGGCCACGCCCGATTCACGGGCGGCGACAAGGACGTCATCGTCGCCCTCATCGACTCACCCGACCTCGAAGACCTCCGACGGGACACACTCGACGCCCTCTACGAACGAGGAATCCAGCCGCCACGCGACCACGGCTACACGGCCCACTGCACCATCACCTACCTCGATCCTGACGACGAAGCGCCACTGACCCGACTCGTCGCCCAGCAGGTCGAGTTCACGGCCATCGCCGCCGTCCACGGCACCGACCGCACCGACTTCCCGCTGGAGCATCCGATCGCGGCCCCGGCCCGCGAGGCGTTCGCCGCCGGATGGGCACTGTCCGGCGGACCGCTGACGGAGCGGGTGAAGGCCGCCAGCACCGCTGCGGTCCAGACCGCGATCGCGCACGCGGACGACCCGCACATCCTCGAAGTCACCATCGACCTCGGGAAGCTCGAAGGCATGTGGGCCAAGCTGTTCCAGCGCCGCGAGGAGAAACAGGCCGAGCACACCCGGCTCGTCACCGACGCATGGCAGCCACTCATCACCCGCGACGCTGTCACCGCCATGGTCGACCGGTTCCGCACCCACACCGGACTCACCGAAGCCGACCGCGACCTGCGGGCCGAAGCACTCGCCGCAGCCCGGAACATGCTCCAAGCCCTCGCCACCCTCACCGGATGGACCGCACTCCGGCAGCGCCTCCGAGACGCCATCGCCGCAGGCAACGCCGAAGGCATGGTCAACGCCGTAGCCATCGCCGCCGAACGCGCAGGCACCGTAGGCCTGGACTGGAACATCGCTTTCAAGGACGCCTACGAGTCCCTCGCACGCCTCGACGAGCTGTGGGGCAACGCCGACGGCTGGCTCGGCCGCATGCTCGACCGGGCCACCACCGACCTCGGCCGCGCGCTCGCTCAGGGCGCAGAAGCCGGCGCCTCCCGCGACGAGATGATCGACGCCGCGATGGACATCCTTGGCAGTGAGGACGTCGACGCAGTCGCGTTCACTGTCGACTGGGCAATGACCACCGCAGCCGACGACGGTGCCCTCCGTCTCTACCGCTCCCAAGGCGTCCAACAAGTCGACGTCGTCACCGCAGGAGACGGCCGCGTCTGCCAGACCTGCATCGACTACGAGGCTGGCAGCCCCTGGCCGGCCCTCGACGTTCCCCGGCTGCCTACCCATCCGGTGTGCCGCTGCTGCTACGCCGCCTCCATCTCCATGGCCGCGTTCGCCGGCTGGTTCGTCTGACCTTGAAGGGAGGCCCGCGTGGCCGCTCGCATCGGCACCATCACCGGTATCGCGCTCATCCCCGGCGTCTCCCGGAACGGCAGGCTGTACACCGCTGAGGCGATCGGGCGCGCGGTGAAGCGGGCCCAGCAGCGCATCGACGAGGACGGCGAGCCGCTCACGATGCTCACGCATCACGCCGCCGACGACGACTCCACGAAGATCGTCGGCCGGCTCACGAGCGTGACCCAGCTGGAAGACGGCAGCGCTGCCTACACCGCGGACCTCGCTGACACCGACGAAGCCCGCGACATCGCCAAGCTCGTCGACTCCAGCAAGGGGCCCGCATTCCTCCGGGGTGTCTCCATCCGAGGCGCCTGGGTGGGCGACGTGCAGCGCGTCCCAGGCCCAAACGGCTCCCTCGTGCAAACCGCACCGGACCTGGAGCTCGACGGCCTCGACTTCACCCGGAAGCCCGGCGTCATCGGCGCTCGGGTCGACAGCTTCACCCCGGAGGCAGCCAGCGCCCCCGCGGAGAACGCACCCGAAGGACGGGTGCTCATCACCGAGTCAGTGCAGGAGGCGCTGGTGACCACCACGACCGAGGCCGACACTCCGGCCGTGTCGACGCGCGGCTCCGGCCTGACCGGCGGCGGCGTCAAGTACGCCGACCCGGGCTACCAGGCCGACAAGAAGCAGCGCTACGACATCTCCACCAAGGCCAAGGCCAAGGCCGCCTATTCGTACATCTCCCAGGCCGACAACGCCCGCGCATACACCAGCGCGCAGCTGAAGCGCATCAAGGGCCGCATCGTCAAAGCACTGAAGGGCTTCGGCGTGCAGGTCGCCACCCAGGAGGGCTGGCTGATCGAGCCTGCCGGACAGGTCACCGAGGTGCTCGCCGAGTGCTGGGGGATGGACTCCAAGGACGCTGGCAGCCTGTACGTGACCCTGACCAACGGGCCGACAACGGTGACCGTGTCGTCGTACAGCCTCGACCCGCACGACCTGGACGCTGTCGGCCGTGCCGCGATGGCAGGCGCTGTGCAGGCCATCTTGGCGATCGACCCGGACCTCGACGCCGACGTTGATGTGCCAGGCGACGACACCACGACCGCGTCCGCCGCTGGCGCCGTATGCCCGTGCGGCTGCGGGTGCGCGATCCCCGAGATGCCCGGCTCGTGCCCGTGCTCCTGCGCGGCGGGTGACTGCACGCACTGCATGGGCGAAGACGACGACGCGATGGAAACCGCCATCGAGTCTCCCGCCGCCCAGGTCACCGAGAACGGCACCGCCGTCACCCCCGCCGGAACCGACGGCATCACTCAAGCTTCGACGCCGGAAACGCCGGCCGTCGAGAACCCCACCCCGGAAGGAGGCCCCGCCATGGCGGAGCCCACCACCGCAGCGGAGACCGCTGCCGCCCCCGCCGTCGGTGGGGTCACCCTGACCGACGACCAGTTCGCCCAGCTCCTCGGACGGCTCGCCCCGGCCCCGGCCGCACCTGCGGCTGCGGCTGCCGAGACCGCGCCTGCGGAGACCGTCGCTGAGACGCAGGCTGTCGCCCCGGCCGCCGAGGTCACCGAGACCGAGGACCAGCGGATCGCCCGCCTCGTCGCCGAAGGCCTCGCCGCGGCCCTGCCGAAGGCGATCCAGGAGCACGTCGAGACGACCGGCGGGCCGTCCCGCAAGGGCATCGTCCCGCAGGTCTCCGAGAGCACCGGAACCCCCGGCAACGCGCAGGGCCTGCCCGAGGGCGCGCCCGACAAGCCGCTGCACGAGTACACGCCCGAGGAGTGGAGCCAGCACATCGCCCCCTCCGTCACCGGTGCGATCTTCCAGGGCCGCGGCTGACCCCCTGACGCCCCGGCGTCCCCCGAACCACCTCTGACCGCCAGCAGCCTGCTGGTGCCGACTCGGCAGCGATGGTCGCCCAGCCCCACCACACCCCCTTGTGCGTGGGGCTTCGCCATGTCCCCACCTGCCGAGAAGAGGCAACCATGAGCACCACCAGCGAACTCCGCGAGGCACTGACCGCCTCGGGCGCGTCCGCGCTCGTCCCCACGATCGTCGACCCGATGCTGCTGGAGTACCAGCGCCGGTACTCCCCGCTCGTCCGGTCTATCCCGACCACCAAGTGGGACAGCACGGTCTACTACTTCAACCAGCGGACCGCGCGCGCCGCGGGCGGATTCGTCACCGACGGCGGCGCCCGCCCGGTCTCCAACAGCACCTACGTGCAGAACCAGTACACGATCCGCAACATGCAGGCCGTCGGCGCCGTCACCGGCTACGCCCAGGCCGTCACCAAGGGCCTCATCGGCGACCTGAAGCAGCAGGAAGTCGAGGGCGCGATCCAGGGCCTGTACTGGGACATCGAGACCGCCATCCTGTGGGGCAACCAGGGCTCCACCTCCCTGGGCGCCTACCCGCAGTTCGACGGCCTCGACACCCTCGCGTCCACGTTCTCCGGCAACAACCAGAACGCCATCGACTTCAACGCCGCGATGTCGCTCGGCACCCTGGACCGGCTGATCGACATGGTCGAGCAGCAGTCCGCGATGGGCGTCTACGACGCCTCCTGGATGCTCGTCATGAGCTCCACCGCCGCGTCGAAGGTCTCCCAGCTCCTCCAGGCGCAGCAGCGGTTCCAGGGGCAGGTGCAGGTCGCGGCCGGCCTGAACGTGCCGACGTACCGGGACATCCCGATCATCAAGTCGTCGTTCCTGTCCGCGCGGTCCTACGGCATGGGCGCCGTCACCACCGCGACCGCCACCACCGGCGGCACCCTCGCGGCGGCCACGTACTACTACCAGGTCGTCCCGGTCATCGCCCGCCAGGGCGAGATCCAGGCGTCCACCGAGGTCTCCCAGGCCACCACCGGCTCCACCTCGACCGTGACGCTGTCGTTCTCGACGCCGACCGGCCTGGACGGCTCCCAGCCGAACGTGTACAAGGTCTACCGCAGCACGGCGACCGGGACCGAGACCCTCCTCGGCTACGTCGACGCCTGCGTCGGCCTCGCCGCGGACGGCGTCACCCCCGTCCTCACCACCTCGATCGTGGACGACGGCACCAAGCTCACCCCGAAGAACGGCTCCACCGTTCCCGCGCAGGGGCCGTCCGCCTACGTCGGTACCAACGCGTCGATGAAGCCGGCGGCCGCGGGTCAGGAGTCCATCTACCTGATGGCCCGTGACAAGAACTTCGTCACCCGCCCCTACGTGCGTGAGCTGTCTCCGCTGGACGTGTACCCGACCACGTCGGGCCCGGATCAGCTGCCGTTCGCCATCGCCTCGGACACGACGCTCGCCGTGAGGGCGCCGAAGTTCCTCGGCCGCGCGGCCCGCGTCACCACCACCCTCTCCAGCTGA